TTACACTTTGGTAATCTCCTCCACTATATATTGATCTTTCACTCTCCTGCAGGTACATACAAAGTATTCCGGATGTTTCAGGGCTCCTTCTAAAGTATCAGGAAGAATCATCTCTTTGGTACGTCTATCCATTGCCACCGTTGCATATAGAATACCCTCTTTTTCGCATCTCTCAATTAATGCATTTTTTAGTTCTTCTACGCTATATTCCATTTGTGTGAGACTTTATCGCTGCAAAGTTATGGAAAATATGTATATTTTGTGCAATAATATTCCTGTAATAAATAAAAAATAGCTCCCTAGTTCGTCCGCCGACGAGGGAGCTATTAACACAAAAACTAAACTAGACACAATTTTGAGAATCCAGTATTATGCTTTGTATATCAATTATATAGTCCTGCTTTTTTTTATGGTTCGACCATTATTCGACCATTAATGCTTTTAACTACTATCAATATTCATATTCTTATATTATTTTTCAATTCTTGCCGCAATAGCTGATACTTCTATCTTTCTGAATTTATCTAAATATCTAATTGAGAAATTAATTAGTGCATTTGCATTATGCTTTTTAGCTTCTTGAACAACTTTTGCTAATATATACTTGTCTGTAGGAATTGCCAGTCCACTAAATTCCACTCTATCTATTATTGTAAATTGTGAGGGATCGTATCCTTTAGGTAACTTGCCGGATTTGAATACGACTAATATATCAGATACGGGTTCGTATTTTAATGTTATAGGCGTGACTTCTTTAGGGTAGATGTAAAATCCCTCTTTCGTATATTGTGAGAAGTCAAGTTTATAGACTTTTTCTGAATAGTACATTGATTTGCATGAGCAGAACAATATTACAATAATAGTGTAGAGTATCTTTTTCATAGCCTTTTTTTATCCTGCGTTTCGTTCATTCTTTAGCATAGCTAATTCACCCTTAACTTTTCTATTTTCATCAGCGAGAAGTTGGATCGTTTTTGTTTGTTCATTGATAGTTCCTTGTAAAGTTGCTATTGTATCCACCAATCGTTCCATACGCTCGATGTTAGAATCGGGCTTTATTGCAGACAAGAGCATTTCTCCTTTTCCTCGTAGTAACCATTCAGAAGAAATATCCTCAAATGAGATAAGTATTGCGTTTATTGTTGCTAAACTTAGTTCTCTTGCACCGTTTAATTGGTTGCTGAAAGTATTTTGCTTTATGCCGCATTTTATAGCAAAAGCTCTATCTGTCATTTGGTAATGGCTGATAATAGTTCTAATTCTACTAATCATATCAAATCAATCATAAAGTTAAAATATCACAAATGAGATAACAAAAAGAGTTTTCTGATTGCTAAATATCTCAATTGTGATTACATTTGCATCATCAATCAATCAATACTCCAAAAGTATGAATAAAATAGCAAATATCCAACCGAAAAGAGAGAAAAGTAACTCCAAAAAGAGAGATTACAGACTTATCGTTGATGGCAAATACAATTTGAAAGCTATAATGCAAAGAGCTTATGCTGAAATGAAATGGAACGGCCATTATTTGAAAACGTTCTCAAATGCTTTGAAAGAGGCTTGGATAGCTGCACATATTGCAATGGATGAATATAAAGCAGAGCAAAGTATGCGTAAAGCTGCTGCTGCGGGAACCTTATTTCCAAAGAAGAATCTTTCCCTTTCTGACTTTTACAGCGATCCTTGTGGAAACTTGGCTATGGGGTATGTGACTAAGTAACTAATCAAATCAATCATAAAAAACAATTATTATGGAACTACAAGCAATGACTAAAGTACAGCTAATTGAGAAAGTAGAGGAACTGTCTACGAGTCTTGATAAAAGTGCTACTGATGGAGCTGAATTGAAAGCAAAAGCTATCGAGAATGAAAAGATTATTAAGGAGCTACGTGCCGAGAATGAATCATTGAAAAATGAAGTAAAAGTACAGAAAGAATCGACTGACATGTACAAAGGGTGGTGGCAAAGTGAATCCAATAAGCTTGCAAAGGTTAAAGAATCTCTGAATGCTGCTTCTGTTGTTCTTCGTGCGATTACCAATGAAGCTACTAACTAACCCTCACTAAGTCAAACCAAAACCGCCGGTTATCCGGTACCCAGTCTGGTCTTTGTGCCTTCCTTTGAAAGGAGACTGGGAACACAGAGAAGAGTTCTTTGACATTGTGAAAACATATATGGCTTACGTAGCAGGAATACGAAGCTCGTGAGAGTAGGTAGTGGGCTGTAGTAAGACGGTGGTTTGGTACACCGGAGTAGCACCGCAATCAGCAATAAAAGCGAGGTGCAAAAAATACCCTGTAACCGAATAGCAGAGGATTTCGGTAAGTATATAGATAGAATTAAAGTGAATAACATATAAGAGCGATGTAGCTCAATCGGTTAGAGCGCTGTGTGTGGTGGATGGTTGAGAGTTCGAGTCTCTCAAGAAATACTCTTAGCTTAACGGAAGAGCACCACAAGCAGAGGTCAGCGGTTCGAATCCGCTCATCGCTCCTTTTATTAATTCATAAATACTACAATAATGGAAGAAAAGAAGAAAAGTATTATGTGCGTCATTCGTGAGATGGAAAAAGACGCAAAAGAAATTTTTCCAATTTCTAATAGGGCATATATCCTTAATCTAATATCTTACAGATTAAAGGATAAAGAGCCTGACAAGAAGTGGGGCATTAAATCTGATAGAGATAATGGTATTGTCACTGTGACAAGAATTAAGTAATCGGCTATTTTAGGACTATGGAAACTATTAGGGGTGAAATGGCTGAAATATTGCTGGATAATATTCTCCGTTTGTTTTCGACAGAGATATTCGGGAAAGATAAGTCAGCGTACTATGTAGGTGGAGAGAAAAAGTTGATTAGTCTCATTGAAGCAGGTAAGATTGAAAGTGATAAACCTGTAAATGTTCAAAATGGCAAATGGCATTGTAATGCTGCTCAAGTATTACTGCATTGCCGATGTTCGAGAAAGAAAGTCAAACCTAAAAAACGGAAGAAATGAAAACATTGAAAATCGTTCATAACATTTTTACGGTAGCTGCTTTACTGGTAGCTATGTATATAGGTGGAGGAATCGAAGCAACAAGAAGTGATATTGCTTGGTCGTATATCATATTCTTCATTGTTGTTGTGCTATTGGCTATAAGATTCATCTATGAAGATAAGAAACAAAATAAAGATAGCCTGTGAAGGTTTGCATTGCTTAATTTTATTAGTCATGATTAGCCCGGTTCGCCGGGCACTTGTCGGGGTAGCTCAACTGGTTAGAGCGTATGTATATCCTCACAATACATAAAGATAATGGTTCGAATCCGTTTCCCGGCTCAACTCAATCAGAGTTAAGTAACCCGTGAGGGTGAATATATCAATTCAATCAAAGTAGCCGGTAGTGTCCGGCTACGAACTGAAGGAATGGCGAAATAGGCAGACGCGCTACTCAACAATAGGGAATGTCAGCCCTTAGATGTAGTGAGCATGACAACTCATCCCGGTTCGATTCCGGGTTCCTTCACAGAGATAATTCTCATTTATGTTTAACCAACAATATCGAAGTAAGGAGCTTCGTAGGGTGTGAGTCCCTTATTTATTTGATTTAAGTGTTCTACATCTATCCCGGTGTGCTCTGATCGGCTATCCGGGAGCAAAGTAACTCGTGAGAGTGAACTCATGTTTTTCATAGTATTATTATTTTTTTTAGAACTTGAAGTCCACATCATAGCGTTGGTGTGGCAAACACGGGGAGGTATTCTCAATGGAAAAGAGAGCATAAAGAAAGCGTACGAAGTGCTTTATGTATTGCAGATGCAATTATTTAGGTTCGACTCCTAAACTGCCCCACAATGGCTTATGATAGCTAAATAATTGTTTGCCATGTTTTTTATTTTTGTGTTTGTGTTTCCAAGTGGACGGTTCGTGAGAATAGTTCACTTATATGAAGCTTTGGCGTAATTGGTAGGCGCGCTCAATATCAGAGTTGGTTCAGTGGAAATCTGTATATGAGTATCGTAGGACCCTTCGAGAAAGTAGACACCCAGTGCAGGTTCGAGTCCTGCAAGCTTCACAAGCTCGTGAGAGTTATTTAGTAGTTTTGTCGTGTTTTATTTTGTGTGTTTGGTACATGGTTCGTGAGAATAGTGTACCTTTTTAAATCGGAGAAATGGCGGAATTGGTAGACGCTTAATGCACTATAAATATTGGTTTAGGTAAAGGATATTCAAGAATAACCTATTCAAGTCGAGAAGTGCAGAGATATGTTAGACGTATCTTCCTGGTTCGAATCCGGGTTTCTCCACACCTAATCAGTTATAGATGTCGTGTCTTTATTTAGTGTTGTATCATGATAAGATGTAATGGTTCGTGAGAATAGTACATCTTTTTTTATTTGGGTGGGCAGTATTCTTGGATGAAACATTACAGAGTGCGCACGATGTAAAGAAGTCGGTTCGATACCGGCACCATCCACATATTTAGATGTGCATAAATCAGCGGGAGCCGTACACCCTTTAAGCGTAGCCGTTCCATAAGGTACATTGGACTTTTTTCATAGTAACATATGCTTTTCTGCCTGTACAATACTGTACAGGCAGTTTTTTTGCCTAAAAAAAGGCGTTAAAATGGCGAAGTTTCTGTTTGCACATCTTGTCAATAAAAGATAACTTTATAGATGTAAAGAATTAAAAGTCAAACCATTAATTTCAGAATTATGAAAGAATTAGTAACCATTCAGCAAAAGCTGAAAGCCCCCAAAGGGCAGTATAATACTTTTGGTAAATACAAGTACCGTAGTTGTGAGGATATTCTTGAATCAGTGAAACCTGTTCTTGCTGAAACCAAATGTACATTAACTCTAAGTGATGAGATGATCGCAGTAGGTGATAGGATCTATGTAAAAGCGACTGTCACTTTGACTAATGACAAGGGAGAAAAAGAAGTAACTACTGCTTTTGCAAGGGAAGAAGAGACAAAGAAAGGAATGGATGGGAGCCAAATCACTGGGGCCTCATCTTCTTATGCAAGAAAGTACGCTCTTAACGGTCTGTTTTGCATTGATGATGCAAAAGACAGCGATTCGACCAATACTCATGGTAAAGAAGAGACTCAACAACCTGCAAAAACACCGGTAAGTACGGATAAGGCAGTATATACAGGTGCTCAATTGAAAAATGCTATTGCTGAAATGCTTGCTGTTAAAAGTCGTGCTGAACTTGAAAAGGTTTGGTATGGACATGAAGCAATGCAAAATGATAATGAATTTAGAAATGCCTGTATGGAAATGGGCAAAATTTATCCTGCACAATGATAGAATTAGTTAGGTCAGGTGTAGTTTTCAATGAAGAAAACCACACCTATTTTCTTGGTGAAAAACAGTTGAAAGGTATAACGGGAATGATAAGCCGGCAATTATTCCCGGATAAATATAAGGCTGTTCCTGAGTTTATATTGAAGAGAGCTGCTGAAAAAGGTAGCCGTATCCATGCTCAATGTCAGTTTGTTGATACTACCGGTTTCACGCCTGAAAGTGTTGAAGCGGAGAATTATTTGAAAGAGCGGACGAAAGCCGGATATAAGGCTTTTGCCAATGAGTACACTGTTTCAGACAATGAATATTTTGCATCGAATATTGATTGTGTTTGGGAAAAGGACGAGAAAATCAGCCTTGGCGACATCAAGACTACTGCAAGTCTTGACCGTGAGTATTTGAGTTGGCAGTTATCAATCTATGCCTATTTGTTTGAACTTCAAAATCCACTTATCAAGGTTGATAAATTGTTTGGAATTTGGCTACGAGGTGATAAATCTGAATTGGTTGAGATTGGACGTAAACCGGATGCAGAGGTTAAGAGATTACTGGAGTGTGAGATTAAGGGTGAAGACTTCTTGCCTAATGCTCCTGTTCCAGCCGATGAAAAGCAGCTTATTCCCATGCAATTAGTAAATACTATTATTGATATAGAGGAACAGGCGGGTTATATCGCTGAAGTGCAGAAAGGTTATAAGGAACAACTTAAATCAGCCATGCGTGAGAACGGAGTCAAATCATGGGACGCTGGCCGATTGCGTGTTAGCTATACTCCCTCTTCAACGGGTAAGAGTTTTGATACAAAGAAATTTCAGGAAGATCACCCGGAATTATATTCTCAATATTTAAAAACGTCAACTAAAGCGGATAGTATTCGTGTAACTATAAGGGAGGAAGGAAAATGAGTGTCAATAAAGTAATTCTTATTGGGCGTGCCGGTAAAGATCCGGACGTGAGAACATTGGACGGTGGAGCAAAAGTAGCTTCTTTATCTTTTGCCACAACAGATAAAGCGTACACCTTGCAAAATGGAACCCAGGTACCGGAGCGTACAGAATGGCATAATCTTATTTTTTGGAATAAGACTGCTGAAATAGTTGAGAAGTACGTCCATAAAGGAGATAAGTTGTATATAGAAGGTAAGTTACGCACTCGTAACTATGACGATAGCAAAGGAGTTAAGCGCTACATCACTGAAGTCTTTGTTGATAGTATCGAGATGCTTACACCGAAAGTTCAGCAACAGGCTGCTCCTGTACCTCCACCATTACCAACGCAACAGCCTACACAGAGGCAGCAACAACAGGTACAACAGCCTGCATATCAGCAACAGTCGTTTCAACAGGCACCACCGCCTGATGATTTACCATTCTAATATATGGCAGAAGCTATTCTAACAAAACAAAACGGGGTAGTCACAATGGATAAGTCGTTTGACTACCTCTGTTCCACGCTCAAAAATGGAACTTACACTGTAAGTATCAAGAGAAAGGTAGAACCACGTACACTGTCACAGAATGCACTAATGTGGTTGTGGTTCGCTTGTATTGAGAGGGAGACAGGTACGGATAAGTTAGATGTTCATGATTACTATTGTCGGAAGTTTCTTCCACGGCAAATATGTATGAATGGAAATATTGTTTCGGTTGTTGGAAGTACTTCTAAATTGAATACGATCCAAATGAAAACTTTCATGGATAAGGTTCAGGCTGATGCTGCCACCGAATTAGGAATCAATTTGCCATTGCCTGTTGACCAGTACTATAAAGATTTTATTAATGAATACCTGCATAGGTAAGTATTAACTAAAAATTTAATTAAAATGGATTTGAATATTTCAAAAGCAAAATTGACCAAAAAGGGATGTCTTGAAGTGGTCTATGCAGACAAGGAGGGAAACGATATTGTTTTCAAGGGGATTAATCCTGTTCATCCGGATTTGAAGGATTCGCTTAATAAGCTTATCCCTTACATTGTCGATATTACAGAGCAGAAAGAAGCCGGGTACATTAATTGGGAACGTCCGGATTCATGTCTTGAAGATGAGTTTTTCAAGAAGTTCAATGTAACCGGTGTTAGCATTGGTGGTGACTCTTCCTTTGAAGTTTGTGTGCTGACTGGTAAGCGAACTCTTATGACGAGCAAAGTTCTTAATCTTTGTTCTCCTGGTATTGGTTTCGATCCGGACAACGAATCGTATGTGCATTGTGAGGAGTTTCGTGATGCAGTTTACAATTTCTTGTATGAAGCAGAACTCTATGTTACAGAGAATAAATGTTCAGAGATTCAAAGGGAGTTCGAGTTTAAAGATGGTGAGGACCCGTTTGAAAAGACAGATGAAGCTACTGAAGCAATGAATGAGAGTGAAGATAATGAGGTATTCTCAACTGTTGAACATCAAGAATTAGTATTAGAACCTGCTTCATGAAACCAATCTATGTGACTAAGACGCCAAATCTGTACCGGATTCAGTTCGAGTATCACCCAAAGTTGGTCGAGGTCATAAAGATGATACCAAGTAAGCCACGCTACGACGGGACAGACCGGGCGTGGCTTGTTAGTATCAATGATGTGCGTTATCCTGTTGGACGTGATGCCAATTGGTATGTGAGAGCTTTTTCGCAATGGGCTGTTCAAATGCGTTTCTGTTCTACTGTTAAGGAACGTGAGGTTACTGAAGATATTAATTATGATATTCCTCCGATGAAACCTTTTGTCGGTGAACACTATATGTTACTTCAACCTTACGAGTATCAACTTGAGGGAGTACAGTATGCAATAGAGCACAAACGCTGTTTTTTCGGAGACCAGCCCGGGTTAGGTAAAACGTTGCAAGCTATATGTGCAGCTGTTAAGGCACATAAGGAAGCGCCTATATACGGTGAATCTTTTCCTGTACTTGTAATTTGCCCTGCTGCATTGAAAGTCAACTGGCAACGTGAATTCAAGAAATTCGCAGGGATTAACGCCATTATACTTGATGACAGAAACCGCCAGTCCTGGCAATCTTTTTATGAGTGTAAGAAGTCTGATGGCAGCCCACTTTGTGAGGTATTCATTACGAATTATGAATCACTGAATAAGTTTTTTGTGAGGTCTGTAAATAAGGAATCCAAGTTCACAATGAAAAGTATTGCTTTCGATCAGCGTGTTTCTTTGTTCAGGTCTGTTATCATTGACGAATCTCACAAATGTAAATCAAGTAAGACACAGCAAGGAAAGTTTGTAGAAGGTATCTGCAAAGGAAAACGGTATGTATTCGCATTGACCGGTACTCCTGTTGTCAACAATAATACAGACTTGATACAACAGCTAAAAATATTAGGTCGATTAGAGGACTTTGGAGGATATAGCCGGTATGTTGAAAGGTATTGTGATGGTCCCAAACAGGCATCCAACGTTAAAGAGCTAAATTGGCGACTATGGAATACTTGCTTTTTTCGTCGTGAGAAGTCAAAGGTGCTTACACAACTTCCGGACAAGACCCGTCAATACTTGACAGTTGATATCACTACCACCAAAGAGTATAAGGCTGCTGAGGCTGATATGGTAAAATACTTAAAGAAGTACAAAAATGCTTCGGACGCACAAGTGCAGAAATCAATGAATGGTGCCGTCATGGTGCAGATGCAGCTTTTAAAACAGATATCCGCCAGAGGTAAAATCAAGGCTGTTTGTGAATTTGTCCATGATGTTATCGATGGTGGTGAGAAGCTGATACTTTTCGGTTACTTGAAAGAAGTTGTAGCAGAATTGAAAAAGGAATTTCCTAAAGCTGTTACTGTGACAGGTTCCGATAATGTCAACCAAAAGCAATATGCCGTTGATTCTTTCCAAAATAATCCCGATTGCAAGCTGATTATTCTGAACTTCAAATCGGGTGGTACCGGACTTACTTTGACGGCTGCCAGTCGTGTTGCTTTTATAGAGTTCCCTTGGACTTTCAGCGATTGCGAACAGGCAGAAGATCGTGCGCATCGTAATGGTCAGAAGAACAACGTTAACTGCTATTACTTCTTAGGTAAGGATACTATCGACAAGTATATGTATGATGTGATTCAGACTAAGAAGAACATTGCCAATGGTGTTACTGGTACGGACGATCAAGTAGAAGAGAATATGGTGAATCTTGCAATGGACTTGTTTAGGGATAAATTATGAAGCCATTTAGATTAGTTATAAATGGGCAGAAAACTCATATTCAGGAATACAAGAAAGAAATGTTGTTCGGTCCTGAATGGGAAACCATAATATCCTTTGTCGGTTGCAAGAACAGGTGTAAACAAATCGTTGACCTTCTAAATGAATGTGCAACGATTTCAAAAAACAAGCAGAAAAATGACTGAAGAAGATATTCGTAAATTGGAGGTGAAATATTCTGAAACTAAGATACAACACATTTGTGTAACTTGGTTCAGAGAAACGTTTCCCAATGTAGGCCCTTTACTCTTTGCTATACCAAACGGCGGCGTCAGGACAAAGAAAAGCGGTGCTATGCGTAAATATGAAGGTGCCATCGCTGGTGTTGCTGATTTGATTCTGCTTTTTCCTCGCGGTGGTAAGAGCAGTCTTTGCATAGAGATGAAAACTCCACATGTAAAAGGTAAACGTGCCGGAACGCAGTCTGATGAGCAAAAAGCGTGGCAGGCATTAGTTGAGAAATATGGTAGTGTATATGTCGTTTGTCATGGGTTGATTGAGTTCATTAATAGCGTTTGCTATTATCTGAAAGCTGACCCTCAACCTTATATAAACAATGTCTTACGGAATTATTATAAATTGATATGACTTATATTGAACTTATCAATAGGTTTTGGGAACTTGATGAAAGCTGGCAATTTTCCTGCTGTGAAACGAGGCTTTATTTTTACTTGCTAAAAATTGCGAATCGTTTAGGCTGGGAGGATAACTGGACACGTAGTGATACAAAGGTGTCATCTGACGTGGGAGTGTCTGTAAAAGTATTCAAGTCCGCCCGAAATAGATTAGTTCAAGCAGGTCTTATTGAATGTAAACAAGGCAATGGAAGAGGCAATAAATCAACGTATTCTATAAAAGGTGTACAAAAAGGTATGCAAAATATACCACCTTTACAGCAACCTTTAGGTACACCTTTAGGGCACCCTTTAGGTACACCTTTTCAAGAAAGCTCCCCCATACCCCCTAAAGAAGAATATAAGACAGAGACAAAGACAAAGAAAGAACCCCCTAAAGGGGGTAAGAAAGAAAGTAGCTCTGGCGAGCTTTTTCCACCCTTTAAACCGGAGAAACCTAAAAGAGTCGCAAAAGAATTTATTGCTCCTACGCTTGATGAGGTTATCCAACACTTCATCAAGCAAAATGCTCCGGAACGTTTAGATGATTGGCAAGAGCAAGCAGAAATATTCTTCAATCACTTTGACTCGATAGGGTGGAAGAATGCCAATGGAGTGAAAATAGAGCGGTGGGATTCCAAAGCAAACCTTTGGATACTGGATCGTATTCGTGAAAATCGAAAAAATGAATTAGACCATGACGGAAGAGGAAAAGAATCTATCAAGCAAACTTCAAAATTTGATGGAGAAGGAAGCCGGCAAGCGCAAGCTGACGCTCCAACAGATAGAGAATCTGATACAAAGGCACAAGGAAAGTATTCAGGACGTTTCTGAGTATGATTTAACTGATACACAAGAGTATTACAGCCATTGGAATTTAATTTCTAACCTTGGTACGGATTATACAGAACGGGAGTTTAGAAAATTTGATGTTGATGATAACAACTCTAAACTAATTCAGTTTCTTCTGTACTACTTCAACGGATGCCGGTATGCTCAAAATGTGTTTCCGGAAGAGAATTACAAGGTTCATAAGAATCTTTTGCTTGTTGGTGAACCTGGCACTGGGAAAACAATGTTGATGCAGATTTTTGCAGATTATTTGAAACTTACTTGTAACCCCAATGCTTTTGAAAACTTGTCTGTAACTCAAATGATGAATTACTATAAAATTCATGGGCATATTGACTTGTACACTTACAATGAGAATCAATCTAAAGGGTTTAAACCAAACCCCTTTAATATCTGCTTGAATGATATCGGTCTGGAAACGGAAAATCAAAAATCGTATGGTACCAGCCTCGATTCGGTTATTGATGAATTTCTTTATGCCCGGTATGAGATTTTTCAGCAATACGGCAAGAAGTATCATATAACATCGAATCTTGGCATAGCCGAATTTAAGAAACGTTTCGGGCCAAGATTAGTGGATCGCTTTAAAACGTTTAATGTTCTCCCTCTGTGTGGTGAGAGCCGTAGAATATAGCTACTATGAAAGTTATAATTTACTGGGTTACTAAAGATCCGGATAAAATTGCTCGTATCAGAGAGCGTTTCGGTATTGGAACTTATCGAAGTGTGAACGGTGAAACACCTGCTGAAATACGAGAAGAAGACATGGAACTTCTTCGGGAAACTGAAAGAAGAGGATTTATTCAAATACGTAATAAACCTCAATGAAAATGGCGTTAAAATGGCGAAGTTTCTGTTTGCATAACTTGTCATTTTACGATAACTTTACTGATGTAATAAACTAAAAGTCAAACCAATATAATTAAATTATGGAAGTACAAAACATTAGAATTGACCTTATCAGTCCTTCTCCTTTGAATCCGAGAAAGACTTTTGATGAAGCAGCTCTTCAAGAGCTTGCAAGTAACATTGAGAAACAAGGCTTATTGCAGCCTATCACTGTCAGAGTAGCCAAATCCGAAGATGTGACCGATTTAGAGACCGGTGATGTAACAACAATCCCTTGTTCGTATGAGATTGTTTGTGGTGAGCGTCGTTTTCGTGCTGTATCATTATTGAAAGAAAAGGAAGATAAAGAGAATGTTGCTAAAATCAAGGCCCACCGGAAAAAGTCTGAGCAATTTCAAACAATCTCCTGCATTGTCAGAGAGATGACAGATGATGAGGCTTTTGAAGCAATGATCACAGAAAATCTTCAAAGGAAGGATGTTGATCCTATTGAAGAAGCTTTTGCCTTTGCTCAACTCACGGAAAAAGGACGGACTTTGGAAGATATCGCTCTTAAATTCGGAAAGTCTACTCGCTTTGTCTTTGATCGTATAAAGCTAAATGGTCTTATTCCGGAACTGAAAGAACGTGTAAGAAATGGAGATATACCATTATCCGGTGCTATGATTCTTTCTAAATTGGAGGATAGCTCGCAAATGGAATTTCATAAAGGGAATCAGAATCAGTGTAGTACAGATATGATTCGAAGGTTTGTAGGCAGTTCTTTTCTTGAAATTGATAAAGCTGATTGGATTGAAGAAAATGCAGATAATTGGGATAACGGGGAATTTAAACCATGCGCACAATGTGAGAACAACACTGTCAATCACGGTTGCCTATTCTATGAAATGAATAATAAAAATGCAAGATGCATCAATCCTGATTGCTTTAGAAAAAAACAGATAGCTTATCTGATACGTAAAATCCAACTTGAAAGTGAGTTCCTTGTTAAAGCTGGTGAACCGCTTTCATTCGGGAAAACTGTTATAATGGAGACTAAACTTGACACTTATTGCAGTGATTCGAGAAAAGCTTTCTTGGAACAGACACTCGAAGCTGTTAGAAGCCTTGGATTTGAAATGATAAATCCGGATGAAGTATTTAAGGGTAAGTGTTGGTATGCTGAAAATGATGAGCGTACTCAAAAAATGCTTGAGGATGGTGAGATTTATCGTTGTATATCATTGTGGAATTATTATTGTCCTGAATTTGATGTAGAATACTATTATATAAGAAAAGAGCTATCTTCCAGTACTTCAGCTCTTGCAGATCCTAAAGATATAGAAAGGGAGAAGATAAATGAAAAGTTGAAGAAAGCTAAGGATAAGGTAATCGAGAAGAGTTCTGAAACTATGAGAAAATGGGCACAGGAAAAGCCCTATTATAAGCGTAATAAAGAGTTATCCGTTGATGAACAAACTGTGTTCGATGTAATGATTCTCCGGAATTGTAGTAGTAAATATTTGGAAACACTAAAACTTTCTACTTATAAGAAAGAGTCTGATTTTGTTAAATACGTGAAGAACAACCAAGCTGATCGTAATCAATGGTATCGCGCTTTTATTGCTAACAATCTTTCAAGCAATGATGTGATGTTCTATCCGTATATGCAGAAATGCCAAAACATTCTCTTTGCAGAACAATATCCTGATGATTACACTGAACTTGGTAAGCAGCTCGCTACTTCTTTCGACAAGAAACAAAAGAAACTCAATGAGAGATTGAAAGAACTTGAAAACGATAACACAGAGGAAGCCTAACGGTTTCCTCTCTTTATTGATATGCTTATGAAAACGTGGACTGATGAACAACTCGCTATACTTGATAGCGAGTATTCAACTGCTGATTTGAAAGAGCTTGCCAAACGCCTTTGCAAAACACTTACTGCTGTAAAAGCAAAGGCTTTGAATCGAAAGCTTAGGCGCTCTCCAAAAACTGGATTTTGGAATAGTGAGAGGGTTGAAAAATTAAAAGAGTTGTATCCCAATCATACTAATGAGGAAATAGCACAGATATTAGGTACAACTTATTCTGCCGTAAATGGAATAGCGTTCAAATTACGACTCTTTAAATCTAAAGAGTTCAAATTCCAATGTGCTTCTAAAAGTTTCTTTCCCAAAGGACATCAACCAATGAATAAGGGACGTAAGCAAACAGAATATATGTCTGATGCTCAAATTGAAAAAACGAAAGCTACACGTTTCAAAAAGGGATGTATCCCAAAGAATCATAAAGAGGTTGGATATGAACGCATAACCCGTGACGGTTACATTGAAGTGAAAACTGCTGAACCGAATGTCTTTGAGCTTAAACACCGGCTTGTATGGATTGAGCATAATGGAGAAATTCCTTCTGGTTACAATATTCAGTTCAAAGATGGAGATAAGCAAAATATTTGTATCGAGAACCTATACATGATTAGTCGTTCTGAACAAATGAAAACGCAAAACTCAATGTATGCCCGGTATCCGGAAGATGTTCAGTACCTCATCAAGCTAAAAGGAGTTTTGAATAGACAAATTAATAAAGCAACAAAAAAGAATGAATCATGAGTGATAATGCAATAGATAGATTAAAGGAAATGGTTAACAAACCGTTCCTTTATCAGAATGAAGAAATTGTAATTCTCAACTACTGTGACGGTACCGGTGATGATGGAACCGAAGTTGAAATATACTTGAACAATGGCAAAGTGCTGATATTTAGTATGTTTGATTTAGCTTCCAAGTTGAACCGTTTCCGGTCGATAACAAATACAGTTGTTGTGTTGGCAAATGAACGGTTGAATAAGGTATCTACTGTGAATCCTACTATCTTACAGGATATGAGAGACTTGGTTCTACAACAAATAAAGGACGTGAAAGAAGATCCTAATAAAGTAAATCAGGCCAAACAGGTTTTTCAAGGTGTCAATACTCTTATTAACCTTGCTAAAACAGAACTGGAATACAGGAAATATATGGATACAACGGACCCTATAAATAAGTAGTTGCATGTTGACAGATAAAGAAAGAGAGGTCATTGAAGTTTCCTGTAAACTGCATAATTTATTTTGTAATCTCCCTGTGTTTCATGTATCAGATATCAGAGAGGAAGTCATACATATTCATGCGATCCAAAATATGATAATGGCTCGTGAGGCATACAGGAGCAATCCGAAAATGTTCCCTATTAAAAATGGGCATCCCAATAATATGCCAATAGGTATTCTTGCTACTACTCCCATGAATTTTGTGAGTTTTGATAATATTCCTATGGCCAGTGAAAAACGTATTCATCTCCAAAAGTATAGAATGAAAAAATTAAGAATAAAAAAAGTAGATGCTACTTACTTTAGTCTTTCTAAGTATATGCGTTTAGAAGGGCAATTTCAAGCAAAGAATTTCCAGACTGCCTATTTCTTGCAAGTTAGGATATTAGGTTTTTGGTTTACAATTCAAACGTATATTTCCATTGATAGTAATTACGCTTTGCTTTGTGCAACTGAAGCGATGGAAAAGCTACAAGAAAAACTTTAATTATCATGTGTATGTATAAAAGGACTATTTACAGATTCCATATAAGGGACCAGCCTGCATCAAACAGTGTGAGATTATTATTAGTCTAACAATTTAACCTAATCATTTATGATAACATTGAATAAGTTGGCCCCTAAAATATTAAAGATTATAGAGCGCCGCTTTCATCTGAATGATAATACTTCTAAAAAGGCTTTCAGTTTAAAAATATCTGCTGCCTGGAGGAAGTTTGATGAATTATCAGAATTACCATGCGACGATATAAAAGACCATCCGGAATATAAAAAGAGAGCTGCTGATATTATAATAGTTACCGTTGCTTTTCTAAAACATTACGGATGTAAGGATATCGAGGCTGAAATTAAGAGAGCAATTGATTTGCTTTCTGATGAGTCAGAAAGATGTGATTAAGGTGTTGTTACTGACTGTTTGTGTTGTTGATTTTAATGCAGTTTGTTATGGTAGAGACAATTCAAGTTTGCCTACTGACTGTTTGTGTCGTTGATTTTAATGCAGTTTGTTATGACAGAGACAATTCAAGTCTGCCTACTTGATTTTAATAAAGGGCAGCTCACGGGATTACCGAAGAATCCGCGCTTTTTCCGTGACTATCGCTTTGAAGCGATGAAGAAAAGCATTCAGGATTCGCCTGAAATGCTTGAACTTAGGGAACTTATAATATTTCCCTATAATGATGGCCGGTATATTGTCGTTTGTGGCAATTTACGTTTGCGTGCATGTAAGGAGCTTGGTTACAAAGAGCTTCCATGTAAGGTCCTGGCACCTGATACCCCTGTTAAGAAGTTGAGAGAGTATGCTACAAAGGATAACGTCAATTTCGGTGAGAATGATTTGGACGTTATGGAAAATGAATGGAATAAAGCAGAACTCCAAGACTGGGGTATCGAGTTCGGGCCGGAGAAGAAGGAGGATGAATTTAAAGAGCGCTTCGATGCCATCACAGATGATACAGCCATTTACCCCCTTATTCCTAAATATGACGAAAAGCATGAGTTGTTTATCATAACCTCAAGCAATGAGGTAGATAGTAATTGGCTTCGTGAAAGGCTGGATATGCAGCACATGAAGTCGTACAAGACCGGGAAAGTAAGTAAGAGTAATGTAATCGACATAAAAGATGTTCGCCATGCCCTGCAAAATAGTAATACCAAGTCATAAGCGCCATGACCGGGTGTTCGCTAAAAAGTTGGTGAACGATCCTATAATTTGTGTTGCTGAAAGTCAAGCTGACTTGTACCAACAGTTTAACCCGGAATGTGAAATAGTTACTCATCCGGACGATGTAATCGGCCTCATCCCTAAACGTAATTGGATGGCGAAACATTTTGGCGAGCTCTTCATGCTCGACGATGATGTTCATGCCTGTAAAGCGATCTATGCAGAAAAAGGTGAACCGTGCCGGGTGAAAGATAAGGATAGAATCACCAATATTATTCAATCTCTATTTGAGATGGCTAGTATGATGGACGTGCATTTGTTTGGTTTCACTTCCCGGATATCTCCTGTTATGTACGACGAAACCGGCTTTCTTTCCCTGTCTAAAATGATAACCGGTTGCAGTTATGGAGTAATCTATAACAAGAACACTTGGTGGAATGAAGAGATACGTTTGAAAGAAGATTTTTGGATTTCCTGTTATATGAAGTACAAAGAGCGTAAGATTTTAACCGATTTACGGTATAATTTTGAGCAAAAGAGCACATTTGTGAACGCCGGTGGTCTTGCTTCGATCAGGAATCAGGAAGAAGAGCGCAAATCTATTCTTTTCATCAAAAAGAACTTCGGTGATAGTATCCAGCTCAAGAGCGCGACGAATAATGGAAAGGATAAGACGAAGCAACTTGTACAGTATAACATATCCTGCAAATTCAAGTTCTAATAGTCTGTAAAAAAGGCGTTTAAATGGCGTTCATTCTGTTTGCTATATCCGTCTTTTTTAGCTAAATTTACTGATGTAATCAATTAAAAGTCAAACCATTAAATTAGAATTATGATTATTAGAACAGTTTGCGGATATGATTTCTTCGAGGTGAGTTCTGCAATGCAAAAAGCGATCCGGCGAGCCGATACCGGGGTAGCCGGCTTTTTTGCCTTGGAATTATGGGCGAGTGGATACCGCGACTATGTGTGGAAGCGTTTATATACCATTAGTGCAGAGGATTGCTTCGGTATCATAACAAAAGAGATAGAAGCATTATGGCAAGGTCATGAGCTGGTAAATAAAAATGCTACTGCCCCCAAAGGCAGGATATTTGTCAGCAAAGCGGTTATTCTTCTTTGTGAATGTAGGAAGAACCGGGATGCAGATCATTTGCAGAACTTCATTTATGACAGAAGAGATGTTGACATAGAAAAATGGATAGATGATGTTAGACGTTATCCTATTGCCATCCCAGTATATACTTTTGATGTACATACAAGAAAAGGGAAAAAGCAAGGTAGGACCAAAGAAGAGTTTTTCCGGGAAGAATTTGAAGCGTTACAGCCGCGAGTTCCCGGATTATTTGATGATTTGCTTCCTACTGATAAGTCGAAGTAATGATAAGACCACGGTTTAGGCTGTGGTCTTTCAATTTTATAAAAGTCAAACCAAATTAAACCAAAGAATTATGAACAGAAAAGAAAGGCAGGAAGCAAGAGCTGATAGATTCAGAGAACTTGCAAGGAAAAGTAACGAAGCTGCAGATGTAGCTTGCAGGCAATCGTCAGAAATGGCAAATATTATTCCAATGGGACAACCTGTACACGGGTTAGCAGATCGTAAATATCGGGATAAAATAGGGGCCAAAATGGATAAAAGTATTGAGCTTTCCAAGAAGGCAGAGTACTTTGCACAGAAAGCGGAAGCTACTGAAAATAATAACTCCATTTATTTAGGAGATGATGACGCAGTAGACAGATTGCAAGAAAAGGTCGATGCGTTAGAGAAAGCTCAAGGAATGATGAAAGCTGCTAATAAGATAGTTAGAAGTAAAAAACTAAATGATATTGTGAAGGTTGAACAACTGCAAACTTTAGGCTTTTCAGAGAATAAAGCTATCGAGCTAACTAAACCTGACCGTTATGGCGAGTATGGTTTTCCTTCTTATATGCTTTCTAATAATAATGCACGTATCCGGGATGCGAAGCAGCGTCGTGATCGAGCAAGAAAGCTAAAAGAGACAGAAGATAAAGATTACACTATCAATGGTGTACGTGTCGTTGAGAATGCTAAAGAAAACCGTCTGCAATTATTTTTTGCCGGTATTCCGAGTAAGGAAACCCGGTCACAGTTGAAAGAAAATAATACTTTCAGGTGGACTCCCTCTATTGGTTGCTGGCAGGCATACCTCAATCGTTGGTGCATAGAACGTGCAAAAGTTATCTTAAACTCAATTACTGAATAATCATGGGAGAGTTGTCAAAAGAAGCCTCATTACAAAGGGTAATGAGGGCATCGGGTCGTGTGCCTGTACAGTGCTCATGTAGCATTTGTAAACAACAATGTCATACTCCTTGCCTTGGTACTCCTGATGATATTGAAAGGATTATTGATGCTGGTTATGCAGATAGATTAGCTTTAACTCAATGGGCTGCCGGAATGTTATTAGGTGTTACCACTTCGATTATACCTATGATTCAGCCCGTTGTAGGCAAAGAGTATTGTGCTTTCTTCGAGAATGGTCTTTGTATTCTGCATGATAAAGGTTTGAAGCCCACAGAGGGGCGTTTATCGCACCATACGGTTAAGAAAGATAACTTCAATCCATTTATGAGCATTGCTTGGAATGTGGCAAAGGAATGGCTTATGTTTGAAAATACAGAAGTTATTTCCCGTGTACTAACTAAGTTTGTTAAGGAGAGAAGGTTATGAGTACACATTCATCTGTACGTGTTGACTGCAAGGCCTTTGCGAAATGTGGTGTGAAATCCCTCTCTCATTGCCGTCGATATCGCGGTGAAGATAATTATTGTAAGGAATGTACTCTTATTCGTCGTAAACCCCGAAACAGAAAGTTTGATGCAGGTGGTAGAGAGATGAAAAAATGTACCCATTGCGGCCACTATTTCTATCTCAATCGGTTTTACACAAATACGATTACTTCGCATGGAAAGAAATATCAGTGTTTGTCATCATGGTGCCGTATGTGTATGTCTAAAGTGAACGGTGAAAGAAAGTCTAAAAACAAACAACAATGAACGGCATACCTATATTCGTTAATGGAAAGGACTATTATGATCGAGAGGAAGCACATGCTGCCTGGTTTGAAGAATGGTTAATGAAACAGGACTTTGAGCAGGATCTTATTGATCGAGAGCTGGAACTTGAATATCGAAAGACTCATCCGGATTGGAACACTCCTTATGTGATGTATGGCGTTCGTAAAAAACATAAGTGTATCCAAAAGAATGAAATTGCCGTGTTTTATGACTTGTTACCGAGACAAAAGCGTGCTCGTACTGCTGAAACGCATTGGTATAAAGTATTGTATAAGAGAAAGGCTACTCCTGAAGAAGTTGAGTCACTCAAGGCTGGGGAATATACCCGTAGATATTTGGTCTATTCCCTGTTTATTGAGAAGAAAATGACTCTTGACAAGGCTCTGTCTCTGATAATTGCCGATGACAAGCTGTTGGGTATTACTGATAACACTATCTCTGAAATTGTAACAGCCTTTGAGACTTTCTTTAACCGTAAATTTAGAATTTATAAACCCGAGTTTACAACTCAACTTAATTTATTTACAGAGTAATATGAAAACAACAATTATTTCATGTGTGATTTTGTTTGTGTTCCTACTATATGTAGGGCATTTGTCTATAACAATCAAGCCGTTTGCGGTCCAGCTTCCGTACTGGCATCGTTCGCTCGGACTGTTTCTGTTGATCCTCTCTTTTATAGTATATAATGCCGGTGAACGTGCAAAAGGGTACATTGATGGAATGAAAGAAGGGGAAAGAATTATACTTGAATTGTTGAAGAAAAAGACCGAATGAAAATGGCGTTAAAATGGCGAAGTTTCTGTTTGCTAAACTTGTCAATAACGATTACCTTTATAGACGTAAAGCATTAAAAGTCAATCAACATGAAGAGGAATGAAAAAATAGAAAAATTAGAAAGACTAGGTATTTTCAATCAATGGAAATATAATACAGAAAGAGCAAATGAGACATTTAATATTGAATGTCCTGACTTCTCAATGACAAATGAAGAGCGGATGAACAATTTGTTAGATGTTGATTGCAGCTTTCATCAGTTTCTAACTATTTCATTCCCTTTTTATAATACTCCTGAAGGTGCTACTTTTTGGGAGAATATTGCAAAAAAATAATCGAACTTAATTGAATTGAAATTATGAGTAAAAAAGATTTAATAGAGCAGAACATCACAAGAGTTCAAGAATATGTGAGGGAACTTATTGAAGATGCAAAGTGTAATAATGGTGTTTCGGAAACTCTTGAATCTACTTCAATAATTGTAGGTAATAGTGATGATATCTATGATTTTGCAATTTTATTTGCTTCTAATAGTGAATGTGTTTATTGTGAATTCATAGATAGTAAAATAGAGTACATTGATTGTGAACTAGATTGTGAAATATGCCAATTTGAGGGAAGAATAATTTTTCAATATATAAACGGAAAATTTCATAATCCTGCTAGTCAAATTATCGAACTATCAAAGTTGCTGATGAAAGGCGAATTAAGAGACACAAAAAGTATCTTTTGTTCTATGGTACTTCGATTAATGGATACTGAAGAATACAGTAACAATTATTGCAAATCTTTGGATTTAGTTCTGAGACTGTTTCCTGAAATAGATGGAGAATTGCTAGAAAAGGAATTGGATAAATATATTTAAGCAATACAGATATGAATAAGAGTAAGACAGTTTATGAGGCCTTCTTCGGTGATTATATAGGTAAGAATGTGGCAATATCAGAAGATGGCTACTACCATTGTGGAGACTACATCTCTGGAAGATTTTATAGCGGAATTTTAACGAGAGTGAGTTGTAATGAGAGAGGTCTTGTGCTTCATATTGATAACGATATGATTACGGTATTCTCTACCACTCAAATAAGTATCATTAAATAACATCATAACAGAACAGTGATGAACAAGAAGAAGCATATATTGGATTGGTATATTGAGAATACGCCATCTGACGAAAGAGAATATGAGAAGGGATGTGTTGGGGCTGCTGTTGTATTTGCAATTATTTTTATTGCGTTGGCAGTTGGAATATGTTTTATTGGCTAATAACAATAACAGAAAGGAGCTAATATATGGGCAAATATTTCGGAATAAGCAGGTATGAGATTCAGCCTCTTTTAATGCAAAAATACAATCTTTCCGATAAAGATTGGGACAGATTAACTGAATTGTGGCATACTTATGGGATGAGACATACGGGAGATATGAGTAACTGTACTCCGTCTAACCACTACTATTTACAGGGTATTTTGGAACATCTCGCGATTGAGTGGGATTCTTGGAATGAAGGAATGAGTAACCCGCTAAAGGATATAATTCAAGCGGAGTTTCCTCAATTAATGGTACAAGATAGAGAATTTGAAATTGACTAATAACAATGAAGTAATGAACATCGGATTAATTGACGTTGACGGTCATTACTTTCCAAATTTCGCTCTTATGCGTGCCTCTGCATATCATAAGGCAAAAGGCGATCAAGTAGAATGGGCTACACCTTTCAGCAGATACGACAAGGTGATGGCAAGTAAGGTGTTTACTTTCACTCCGGATTTCAACTATCTGATATTGCAGGCTGATGTAATCGAAAAAGGTGGTACCGGGTATAATATTGCAAGCAGGCTTTCTGATGATGTAGAAAACAGTTTGTTGATGGACTACTCCATTTATCCCCAATATCCTTTTTCCATACAGTTTTTTAGCAGGGGATGTATTCGGAAATGCCCGTTCTGCCTCGTTCGTGAGAAAGAGGGATACATTCAGACCGTTGAGCCGGTGGAGTTGAACCCGAAAGGAAAGTGGATTGAAGTGTTAGACAACAACTTTTTTGCGAACCCGGAATGGAAAAATGCCGTAAGCTATCTTTTGAAAACTAGACAACCTATAAAGTTACATGGCGTAGATGTTCGCATAATGGACGAAGAACAGGCGTATTGGTTGAATAAACTAAAGATGAAACAGAATATTCACATTGCTTGGGATTTACCTCAAATAGATTTGACTGATCGGCTGAAAGAAATGATCAAGTATGTGAAGCCTTATAAGATTACTTGCTATGTCTTGGTCGGCTTCAATTCTACCATTGAGCAGGATTTGTTTCGGCTTAACACATTGAGGAGTTTAGGTATTACTCCGTTTGTTCAACCCTACCGGGATTTCACGAATAAAAGAAAGCCTAAACAATATGAGTTAGACCTTGCAAGGTGGGCAAATAAAATGTGGCTGTTTAAGTCATTTGACTTTGTAGACTTTTCGCCTCGTAAGGGATTTAGATGCGATTATTATTTAAAGCAATTTGCGTAAAACAAGATAATAATGAACATTGGTATTTTAGATGTGGATGGCCATCATTTCCCTAACTTTGCTCTTATGCGTGCATCTGCCTATCATAAAGCGAGGGGTGATCAAGTGGAATGGACTACTCCTTTCAATGGATATGATAAAGTCTTGGCAAGCAAAGTGTTTACTTTCACTTCAGACTTTAATTATCTTACATTGCAGGCAGATGAGATTGAAAAAGGTGGTACCGGCTACGATATCCAGAAGAAGTTATCATCTGAAATAGAGAATAGTATTCTAATGGACTATTCTATTTATCCCCAATATAACTTTTCTCTTCAGTTTTTCTCACGTGGCTGCATTCGAAAATGTCCGTTTTGTCTAGTTCGTGAAAAAGAGGGGTATATCCGGGCAGTAGAACCGGTTGAGTTGAATCCTAAAGGAGAATGGATTGAGGTGCTGGATAATAATTTCTTTGCAAATCCCGAATGGAAAGATGCCATTAATTATCTGCAAAAGAAAAATCAGACGGTCAATCTACATGGTGTCGATGTACGTATTATGAACGAGGAACAAGCATTCTATTTAAGCAAATTGAAATTAAAAAGAAGAATCCATATTGCTTGGGATTTGCCGGAAATTGATCTTACAGACAAGTTGAAAGAAGTGATAAAGTATATCAAGCCTCGTAATTTGTCTTGTTATGTTCTGATAGGCTTTAACTCAACCATTGAGCAGGATATATATCGTCTAAACAGGCTTAAGGAATTAGGAATTTCTCCGTTTGTACAACCATACCGGGATTTTAATAATGATCGCAAACCGACTTTATATGAAAAGGATATTGCACAATGGGCTAACAAGCATCAGATATTTAAAACCTGCGATTTTGCAGACTTCTCACCAAGGAAGGGTTTTAAATGTAACTATTATTTAAAGCAAAATAGAGATGAAGAAGATACTATTTATCTGTACACTTCTTGTCCTGATGGCAGGATGTGTTCCACCGAGAAAATATAAAGAGAATCGCTTCACGAAGCAATTTCGGCAAGCAGATTCAGTGTTTAACGAAAAATACGGATTACAATGAAAAGATTGGTATTAAACGTATGGGGGCGCATATTAGGTTACAAGCGATATATGTGTCCTAATTGCAAGAAAGTGAATTATCTGAAAGATAGTGGTGAATTGACAGCCGGATATTGCCGGAACTGTGAACATCCTATTTGGAATTAATGTGTAACATCGTGAAAGGAGTAAATTATGTTAGAAAAAGAAGTTACTAAGAAAATCTATGTTGCAGATGACAACAAAGAATTCTTATCTAAAGAAGAGTGTGAAAAGTATGAGACGTTTGTGAAAGAAATACTTTCAAAGATTGAGTATTTCTGCATTAGTTGCCAGCCTGATTTAACGGAAACCGGTTTGTTTCAACATAAAATTTATGTTGCTGTATATTCCAATAATTATTATCACAAAGAGATTGCTTTTAATTGGGCTATAAAGGCATGTGGATATTTGGGACAGAGTGTACAAGGATATGGTTTTCAGCCTAATTTCTCATTGAATAAATCTGATAAAATAGGCTTCGATGAATGTAAACCTATAATATGGGGTGGTACAGATTTAAAAAGTGAAAGAATTTTCCTAAGCCCAATAAAAGTAGAAGGATTCCCGGATAATATTAATTATATGAAAGAATGGGGATTTAAGTAAAATCAAATCAAGAAACATTTATGGAAACAAAATTTAAATTGAATCAACATGTACTATGTACAAGACAAGGAAGTGAAGAACCGGAGATTGGGGTAATTGCAGAAGTAGACGAACTCGATGCCTTATGTGAAGATGAAGAGGGTCGTCAATGGGAAGAAAATACTTATATGGTAATGCTTCATAATGAGAGTGGAAAGATGGTATTTGAAGAATTTTTAGAGTCTGATTTGGAAGAAGTTCCTACATAATCATATATAATTATGGGACAAATGAGTATTGGTGCGTTTAAGTATTGTCTAAGATTGAAAGGAATCCGTCTTAACCTGTTTGGTACCGGTGAGAAATGGAATCCTATTAAAGTCAAATCTAAAAAACGCAGATGAAAACTATTTCAGTAAAGCAGCCGTGGGCTTATTTGATATGTTCCGGAGTGAAAGATATTGAGAATCGTACATGGCCATGCCCTAAGAAGTACATAGGAAAACGTGTACTAATCCATGCAAGCGCAGTACCGATAGAAATGGTAAATCCTAATAGTGTATTTACAAAAGTTCAATGGGACCGGTTTTCTATGGGGGTTCAACGTGAGCTTATATGTGGTGATAGTATTGTCAATTCTGCTATTATCGGTAGTGTGATGATAGTTGATTGTGTTGTTAATCATCCGTCTGTATGGGCGGAGAAAGGGGTATATAATTGGGTACTTTCCAATGCTGTATTATTCTCGGAACCTATACCTGCAAAGGGAAAACTTTCTTTTTGGGATTTTGATGGACTGAAGGAAGTAACAATCGAATGTCCGGAATGTGGCAGCCATGAAATCGCTATTGTAGATTATACAACAGCTCCATATCCAACGTATTTGCATAGTTGCAATAAATGTGGCTATGTGATCATGGAAAGTGAATGGGAAGTAGTAAGCACATAGTTTACCTGTGATTAATCTTTGAGTTCATTATCATTCTGTATTCGCAGTCTAACAGTCCATTTATGCGAGGCTTATGAATAATATGTGATTCCGGATAATTCCTGAGTATCCCATTTTGTAGGAGCTTAATAGTTTGATTTTGTTCTCTGATTACCACACTTAGTATTACGATGATAAAGATTAGTACTATATACCCAAAGGTGATTAAGTACACTATTTCTCTATTGAAATAGAAGAAGCTTTTGAATGATCTAAAGTTACTCATGTTTTGTATGTTAAAAATAAAAACGTGCCCAATTCAATAAATACACCCTTCGTAGAGGTGCGGCAAACAACCCAAGTAAGGAAGCATAGATATTAAACGGGCACGCATATTTGTGACAATACAAAACGCGAACACCGTTCAATCTATCACCTTACTTTGTTGAAAATTGCCGCTTTCTACAAAGGAGAGACTGAACGTCACAATGATACCTATTTGGTATCTGCCGCAAATATAACTAATTCTTTAAATTAATGTTGAACCTGGGTGCGTCTTTTTAAGATGCGCCCTTTATTTTTTGTGATGATGAAGAAAATAATTGTAACTGGTAGCGAGGGTTTTATTGGTAAAGCTCTTTGCCGGGAATTGTCAAAAAGAGGTGTTGAAGTCATTGGCATTGACCGAAAGAACGGAACTGAAGCATCAAATGTTCATGAACTTTTGAAAAAAGGTGATATCGACTGCGTATTTCACCTTGCAGCACAAACAAGTGTTTTCAATGAAAATTTGGAGCAGATCCGGAAAGATAACATTGATACCTTTATGAGTGTTGCCAATGCCTGTAACCTATACCGGGTGAAGTTGGTGTACGCCAGCTCGTCAACAGCGAATCCTGTGAACACTACTTCCATGTATGGAATAAGTAAACATTTCGATGAACAGTACGCATCTGTCTATTGTAAGACTGCTACCGGATGCCGGCTGCATAATGTATATTCACCAAACCCACGTGAAAGAACTCTTCTCTGGTTCCTGCTTAATGAGGAAAGGGTGTCATTATACAACTGCGGTCAGAATATCCGGAGCTTTACTTACATGGATGATGTTGTCGAAGGACTTATCTATGCGATAGGATGTAACCGTCAGCTAATCAACATCTGTAATGTACAACCGGTGACTACGATGTATTTTGCTACTTTAGTAAAATACTACAAACCGCTTGAAATTGAGCTAATTAATGAAAAACGGGATTTTGACAATTTGGAGCAGTCGGTGAACCGGGATATCTATTTAGTACCTTTGTCTTACACATCTGTCGAGGACGGAGTAAAGAAGATCTTTGATGAAAGGAAAGGGAAAGATATGTCGTATTGACGACTGGGATAAGCCGGAAGCGGTGAAATGTAAGAGCTGGTCTCATCAGGAACGGTTATGTGATCTGAAAGAAAAGGTATCACTTCATAAAAAGGGTGATATCTATTACATCTCCCAGTTCACCCGTTCCAAGACTGGTACCAGCTTTTCAGAAATTAAACAGTCGGAGGAACTTGCATCATTCTTTGCAGAGAGAGCATGTGAGTTTCTCTACCGCTTCCTTGTAGGGGGATGTGAAGGATGGTGTATAGTCACCACACCGCGACGGAGACACTACGAGGGCTTTCATTTTGCAACCTCTATCTGCACGAAAATAGCTGGGGCGGTGAAAATACCATTCTATGAGAATGCAATCCAGTGCCTAACTAAAGATAGACTGAATCCGGAATTCTTTCTTCTTCGTCCGATAAGGGAAAAGAAGATAATAGTGTACGATGACATATTAACAACCGGCAGTACATTACTTGCCACCTATGAGTTATTGAAAGACAGTGAGCAGCTTCTTTTTCTCATAGGAATAAACAATAATTGATATGGGAAAGCGAGAGGAACCATTAACATTTAAGCAAGAGAAATTCTGTAAATATTACGTTGATACAGAAGGTAATGCAAGTGAAGCATATCGAATGTCTTATAATACTTCCAACATGAAGCCAGAGACAATTTGGAGCGCTGCGAGTAGACTATTAGCAAATAGCAAGGTTGGTACAAGGATAAATGAGATTAAGGCGCAGAGAGCGAAAGAGTCTGAAGTAGAGAGGAAAACTGTTGAGAGGGTATTAATGGATATAGTGCTTGCCAATCCCGATGATCTTCATTTTGTTGACCCTGCAACTGGGAAAACAAAAATGAGAACTCCTTCCCAACTTCCAAAACGTGCCCGTAACGCATTGAAGAAGATACAGAATAAGAGAGGAGAAGTTACCTATGAGTTCAACGGTAAGACAGAAGCTGCCCGGATACTTGGTGCCTGGAATGGTTGGGAAGCTGATAAGAATGTTAACATCAAAGGTGGTGAGGGAAATAAAATCGGTGAACTTCGTATCGGCTTTGATGAAAATGGAGATTCGGAAGAATAGAACAATTTGAACTGCAAAATCCGGTATTCACCCTACGGAGAAACCTTACTTTTAGAACAATATGGTTATAAATTATAAGAAGCTAAATCCTAACGGATTTTATCTATTGAAGTACTTGAATGATGAGACTATCCGTTTCATTATCTTGTATGGTGGCTCATCTTCCGGTAAATCGTACAGTGTGGCACAAACCATACTGATACAGACATTACAGGACGGTGAGAACACTCTTGTTATGCGTAAGGTAGGAGCTTCTATTCTCAAAACCATTTATGAAGATTATAAAGTCGCTGCGGCCGGTCTTGGCATATCCCATTTGTTCAAGTTCCAACAGAATACTATTAAATGTTTGGTTAATGGTGCGAAGATAGATTTCTCCGGTCTTGACGATCCGGAGAAGATAAAAGGTATCTCTAACTACAAGCGTGTTCAGTTAGAGGAATGGTCAGAGTTCGAGCATCCGGATTTCAAGCAGCTACGTAAGCGTTTGCGTGGTAAGAAAGGGCAGCAGATTATTTGTACCTTTAATCCGATCAGTGAAAGCCACTGGATAAAGAAAGAGTTCATTGATAAAGACAAATGGCATGATGTGCCAATGTCTGTTACCATTGCCGGCAAAGAGTTGCCGAAAGAACTTACCAAGGTCAAATCCGTAAAGAAGAATGCACCCAGGCAAATACTTAATCTTCGTACTAAGCAAATCGAGGAACAGGCACCTAATACAGTTATTATCCAATCTACCTATTTGAATAATTTTTGGGTGGTCGGTAGTCCTGACGGTACGTATGGTTTCTATGATGAGCAATGTGTTGCCGACTTTGAGTATGATAGAGTCCACGATCCGGATTATTACAATGTGTACGCATTGGGAGAGTGGGGTGTTATTCGTACCGGTAGCGAGTTCTTCGGTTCGTTCAACCGTGGCAAACATTCCGGTGAACATAAATATATCCCGGACCTGCCTATTCATATATCAGTAGATAATAACGTACTGCCATATATCAGTGTGTCGTACTGGCAAGTAGATTTCACTACCGGTATCAAAGTTTGGCAGTTCCATGAGACATGCGCCGAAAGTCCTAACAATACAGTAAAGAAGTCCTCTAAACTTGTAGCCAAGTATCTGAAAGATATCAGGTATAGTGATAAAGTCTACCTACACGGGGATGCCTCAACAAAGGCGGCCAATAGCATTGATGATGAAAAACGTTCTTGGATGGACTTATTCATAGATACATTGCAGAAAGAAGGATTCGAGATTGAGGATAAAGTAGGCAATAAGAATCCGAGTGTTGCCATGACTGGTGAGTTTATCAATGCTATCTTTGATTGTACTGTTCCTGGCATAGAGATATACATCGACGAATCATGTTCGGTATCTATCGAGGACTACATGAGTGTACAGAAGGATGCTAACGGTGCCATTCTTAAAACCAAGGTCAAGAATAAAACTACTTTGCAAACTTATGAGGAACACGGGCACTTATCCGATACGTTTCGATATGTCGTTGTGGATTTGTGTAATGAGCAGTACACTGAATTTAGTAACCGGCGAAAAAGGAATCTGTATGGTGGTAAGGGTATGCTTGGTTTCTTTAATCCGGAAGCACAAAACGTCTACTCGCAGCGGCTTGTTTATGTCATGCCGAATGTAGATGGTACGTTTGTTCTTGTTCAGGCATCCCGTTGTGGTGATAAGTGGCATTTAACTGATGCCTTGTTTAGAGAAACATCTTCCATAGAGGAAATTAAGACCGCATGTTTGGAGCACAAGGCCAATACGTGTCTCTTTGAATGTTCATCTGCCTATTATCAGACTGTACGTGAGTTGAGGGAAATTGTGAAAGATACAGAAGTAAGAGTAAAGAAAGAGTTTGCCGATGTGGATAAGCGAATAGCTGCTACATCTGATTTTATAAGGAATAACTTTTTGTTATCACCAAAGATGTTAGAGGAATCTCAAGATTACAGTGATTTCATTACTAACCTGATGGACTATAACATAAATAGCGAGAATAAAAGTGCAAGCATTATTTTAAGTGGTCTTGCATATCATATAATAAAATCGTTCCCCGAATCATCTGCTGCGTAATTTGTTGTTATATAGTTTGTTATAACTGAATTTGTACATTTCTTATTTTTCAAGATTTTAGTGTTTTGAGAAACCGATTATTCATATTCCTACATTTGTTTCAAATAAGAAATAAATGAGTTGGTTTCGTAAAAAATCTAAGTCAGAGGAAGAGCTTGTACAGGATGCTAATGTAGAAGTCGTGAGTGAGACTGTTGAAGAGAAGAAGCTTCCGGAAGGGAAAAAGATAACTGTTGAAGAGTTATTTTCATCTCCGTATGTTTGTTCTCAAAATTTTCTTACGCTTTTTCAGTCTGTACCAGAAGTCTTTTTTCCAATAGACTACATCGCTTCTCGTATTTCCAGTGCTAACTTTCAGTTTAAGAAAGTTAAGGATGATAGTGTTATTTGGGCTAATAAGAATTTGAATCAGATACTTCTTAGACCAAATTGTTTGATGACATGGAAACAAAATGTTTATCAACATTTCGTATATAAACTGTGTCTTGGCAATAGTTTTACACGTGCTGCAATGTCTGATAGCTTCACTAATGTAGAAAAATGGCGTTATTGCTCTAACTACTGGGTACTTCCTGCTGATGCAATGGAAGTCTTGCCTGTTTTAGGTAGTAATATTCCATTGTTTGGTATAGCTGATCAAGAAGATATTATTAGAGGTTATCGTTTAAATTATGGCGCTTTGAGCACAATGAATATACCTGCTTATCAGGTATGGCATGATAGAGACGGGTGTGTGAGTTATTATTCCGGATTTGGGTTTATGAAATCTCAAAGCCGTCTTATGTCACAAATGAAACCGATATCGAACCTTATTGCTGTATATGAGGCCCGTAATGTAATTTATGTAAAACGAGGTGGTTTAGGATTTCTTATCAATATGAAACAAGATGAATCCGGACCCATTGCTATGACTGATAATGAGAAGAAAGAAATTTTGCAACAACACTTCGGTAAGTTCGGAGTAGGTAAGGACCAGTTACCATATGGGCTGTCTGATATCCCATTGAGTTTTGTACGTACCAATCTCACTATTGCAGAACTGCAACCGTTTGAGGAAACACTTGCTGATGCAATTAGTATTTCAGGTGCTTATGGTATTCCTGCTGTGTTAGTTCCTCGCAAAGACCAGTCTACTTTTAGCAATCAATCTACGGCAGAAAAGAGTGTTTATAGCTCTGTTATCATTCCATTTGCGAAACAGTTCTGCCGTGAGTTTACTCAATTTTTAGGACTTGAATCAAGCGGATATTATTTGGATTGTGATTTCTCCGATGTGGATTGCCTGCAGGAGGGGTTGAAAGAAGCCGAGGAAGTAAAGACCAATATCAATAGCCGGTGCAAAGACCAGTTCCTTAGTGGATTGATAACGTACAATGATTGGAGGGCGCAAATCGGTGAAAGTAAATTTGAAGAACCTATGTTCGACAAAACATTATTTGAGATGTCGGACCAGGAACGAGAGATAGTTAAACAAATATTTAGTCTTAACACAAAAAGTGAAGTTGAAAATGGAAGAGAAAATCAAAAGCCTTCAGTACAAGACAAAGGCAAATGATGTTGATGAGAAGGGTATCGTTACCGTCGCGGTGAACGGTATCGGTGTGAAGGACTCACAGAAAGACGTATCCATGCCCGGATCATTCAACAAGACTTTAAAGGAAAATATTGGTCGTATGCGTTGGTTCTTGAATCACCGTCCGGATCAATTGTTGGGGGTTCCATTGAGTGGTAAGGAAACAGAGGGTAATTTAGTTATGGTTGGCCAGTTGAATCTTGAAAAACAGATTGGTCGTGACACGTTAGCTGATTATAAGCTGTTTGCAGAGAATGGGAGAACCCTTGAACACTCTATCGGAGTAAAAGCTATCAAAAGGGATTTGACTGATCCTTGTAAAGTGCTTGAATGGCGTATGATGGAATATTCTACATTGACAAGTTGGGGAAGTAATCCTCAAACATTCCTTGTGAATATCAAATCTGCTACTGCCGACCAAGTAAAGGAAGCTGTTGATTTCGTTCGAAAAGCGTTCTTGCAGCATGGATATAGTGATGAACGTTTAAAAGGTTACGATATGGAATTAAGTTTATTACTAAAGAGCCTCAACGGTGGTGCCGTTGTCTCATGTCCTCATTGCGGTTATCAATTTGATTATGACGCAGAAACGGAACATACCTTTGCACAACAGGTATTAGATTACGCCGCCGATTATCAGAGATGGATAACGCAGGACATCGTAAGAGAAGAAATGGAGAAGCTCACTCCAGAGATTAGAACTCAAGTAATTTCTCTTATTGATTCTGTAAAGTCAGAGGAGAAAGAATTCACTCAAAAGAGTTTGCAGGATCTTATGAATTATGTAAGATGTCCCCACTGTTGGGGAAAAGTATATCGTTCGAATGCTATTCTACAAAATACTTCTGAAGATACTACCGGAAAGAATGAGCCGTCTGTTGACACTCAAGAAAAGAATGACGGGGAAAATGGTAACGATGGAGTAACGACTAAAGCCGCTGATAATTGCACTTTATTCGATTTCAAAAGTTTGAATAGTTGTTTCGAGAATAAATAACTTAAAATTTAAATTTTATGCCTAAAAAATTTACAGTATCAGATTTTAATCTGAAAACAGATGGTCTGCCGGCAGAACAGAAAACATTCATGGAAAACATCGTCGGCATGATGTGTGAAGTCGTAAACAAATCACTGGAAGGAGTTGTTACGCCTGATGATGTGACTAAACAGTTTGGAGATATTAATAACTTATTGAAGTCTTATGACGGCGAGAAGTTTGCTCAACTGATTAAAGACAATGAAACACTTGTTGGCCAGGTTAAGAGTCTTGGAGAAAGCATTGAAAAAATGAAGCAAAAAGGCTTATCTATGGATACTATCAATAAGTTCGACGAGAAATTGAGCGAAATGCTTGATAGTGAGAAGTTCAAGGAGTTTGCAGCCGGTCACAGCCGTAAAACAGGTTCTTTTGAGGGATTCAGCTTGAAAGATATTGTGTCCATGACCGACAATTACAGTGGTGAAATCATGATTACCCAACAGCAGAACCGTGTTGTTAGTCAGGTAAGTAATCAGAAGATTCATATGCGTAATGTCATTACGACTTTGCAGGGTGATCCTACATATACGCAGCTCGCCTTTACACAAGTGTATGACTTTGACAGGAATGCACGGTACGTTACTGAAAACGGTCGTTTACCGGAGTCAAGCATTAAGATGAAGGAAATTCAGACAGGTACGAAACGACTTGGTACCCATATCAGAATTTCCAAGCGTATGTTGAAGAGTCGTGTTTTCATCAGAAGTTATATTCTGAATATGCTACCGGAAGCTGTATGGCTTGCTGAAGATTGGAACATGTTATTTGGTGATGGGAACGGTGAGAACCTGTTAGGCATTACTAATCACACTGGAGTACTTCCTGTTGAAAGTATCATCAAAGATACTATCATTAAGGGAGAAGCCGGTAGTGTGAAGTCTGTCGAAAGCCATAATGGGGGTAAAGACACAATTGTTGAGTTCACAAAACCGTACGATCTGATGCTCAATGGTATGGTTATTACATTTGCTAATGCTGCTGTTGTGACAGACTTGAACAAAGCGAATCCTATTATCAAGATGAATGACCGTCAAATCTTGTTGAAAGGTGTTGCTTTTGCCGGTGAGGAAACAGCCATTGCAAATATGACATTTACTGTCAACAACTCATTCTTCCAAAGTATCGAAGCTCCTAACTCGGAAGATGTTATTAAGACGGCATTTGCCGTGATGACCTATGCACAGTACTATCCCAATGCTATTACTCTCAATCCGTCAGATGTTAATGCGATGGAATCAGAGAAGGATACTACGGGGCGTAACCTTGGTATTATTAAGGTTGTCAATGGTGTTAAGCATATTGCTAACCGTCCGATTGTAGAGAATACTGGTATGTTACCCGGTAAATACTTTATTGGTGATATGCACATGGGTGCATCTATCGTTGACTACACTAATCTTGCGTTAGAGTGGGCTGAAGATGTGGAAACGAAGTTGTGTAATGAGGTGGTTCTTATCGCCAGTGAAGAGGTGATTTTCCCTGTTTACAATCCTTGGGCATTTGCTTATGGAGATTTGGCTGAACTGAAAGAAGCAATCACTAAAAAGTAATATTATGGATTACATACTTAGAGGTAATGATAAGGATGTATCCAATGTGCTTAAAGAGCAACGCATTCGGATTGGTAGAGGGGTGGTTTCATTCACCCCTATTTCCGAGTGTGGTCTTATTACAGAAGAAGATGCTCGAAAGACATTGGAATGTATGCTTACAGAGAAAGATGCGAAAATCGGTGAGCTTACTGAATCCATTATGGAGAAAGATAAAGCTATTGTTGAACTGACAGATGAACGTGATACAATGAAAGCTCGTATTGCAGAACTTGAAGCCCTGGTTCCTTCTGATAACAAGAATCTTCCGGCTGCCGATTCAAAAGAATTGCCTGCTGGAGATGCTAAGGAAGTAACTGTTGTTGATGATAAAACCGTTTCCGTGGAAGATGAAAAGAAAACCGGAAAGGGTAAGGCTTCTAAATAATTATTGCCATGTTGATTGATGTTTCATATTTTACGTCAGGTCCCAGGCATATTGAGAATGCTTCGGTAGCTGAAATGCCTTCACCCAACTCTCTTGCTGTAAATGAAGTGATAAATGGGTATATCAAGGCATTTCAGTCCGAATTTCTTCATACTGCTGTCGGTTTTAGTCTTTCACAAGCTATTACTGATTATTTGGAGATCGTAGAACAGGAAAAAGAGGATTCTTCAGATGAGGTTGATATCTCGGAAAAAGATGAATCTCAATCCGGATATGCACTTTTATGTGAGAAGTTAAGTGAATCGTTCGCCGATTATGTGTTCTTTCACATTTTACGTGATATGAATACACAGGCTACTATCACTGGTCTTGTAAGATTGAAATGTGCTAACGAGTATATATCTCCGATTAAGAGACAGGTTAGTGTCTGGAACAGCATGGTGAAGAAGAACCGACTCTTTGTAGAATGGGCGATGTCCGATGATTGTCCTTTCACCGGTTTGAAGATTCAAAAGAACCTATTAACTCCCATTAATGCTTTCAATTTATGATGGAATTGGATATAACAGAACTGTTTGAAGAAGTAGTTAGAAAACTTCCTGAAGGACTTGAAATCCTCTACCCTAATGGGAAAGGTGGGGCAAAAATTGTAAAGTCACCAAGATTGAATTACATCTTTGGTAGCAGTCAATATATCAAGGACATATTAGATGAATACAGTAAATCTCCTGGCCAGTCTGAAAAAAAGTTCCCGCTGGTTGCACTCTTTACTCCAATTTATGAAGATAGAAGTGATCCAAATTATTTTTCTAAGGCAAAGGTTTCGTTGATTATAGTTTGTTCATCCTGTAAGGAGTGGAGTAATGAGGAACGTAGAACTACATCTTTCAAGAATATTCTCCGTCCAATCTATAAACGTTTGTTGGAAGTATTATATGAAGATTTCCGGTTTGACTGCGACTGTGACGAGAAAGTGAAACATAGTTATTCAGAGAATTATTCGTATGGTAGATACGGAGCCTATACAGATTCCGGTAAGGCTGTGAGCGAGCCCATAGATGCCATAAACATACGCTCGATGGAAATAAAAATTAATAATCTTAATTGTAGAAGAAAATGAGAAAGATTAGAACATGTAAAGGTGGCCGGATGAATACAGGTAGTTCTGCATGTAAAATCGACTGGAAGAAAGTCAAAGGTGCTATTATGGTAGAACATGGCGTGAAACTTCCTGCCGATATTACAAGTGAGAAGTTACTTGAATTATGCCATGCTGACCGCCCGGATCGTATTTATCCTATTTTCCCATTCCTGGAATATGCTTCGAATGGAGGTGATCCACAGGTAAATGCGACTGGTTATGGTGCAAGTGAGTACAACGGGCTTAATGCTCTTACAGATACCTTTACTTTAAAGAGTTTCGACGAAGTTTTGAATGCCCAACTTTTGAGGTGTGCTAACAAGGGGTGGGACGTTTATTTTTGGAATCAAGATAACACCTTGATTGGCTTTAATGATGGTACAGATGTGTTGGCGGGCATTTCAATGTCTTCTGTTTATCCAACTGTAACCCGTTTCCCTACAAGTGGTGCAAAATCAACTATGACAGTAAGTTTCGCTCATGAGGATGCAGAAGAAAGCCTGTTGAATTTTGATTATGTGCAGTTAGATTTCAATCCTAAAAACTTCTTGATGGGCTTGGTTGATGTCGTTTTTGAAAAGACAGAAGCGGAAAATGCCTACAAAATTATCGAGAAGATTGGTGGCTACGATCGTACAGAAGAATTCGGAAGTCTCATCGCTGATGGTGCCGCCGAGGTTATGAATAATACAACTTCTGCTTCTTATGCTGATGGTGTAATAACCATTGTCCCAAAAGCTGGTGCTGTTCCTTCGTTGAAATCTCCTTCTGTGTTGTTTGAAAAAGGAATTAGAGGTATTGAGCAGGTAGCATGAAAACAGATGGTGTAACGTTCGTTGATTCCGTAGTAAAGGAGATGACGAAGGAAGAATTTATTGAAGCTCATATCAATGTGGTGTGGCTAAACTTGAAAGAGGAAAAGCGCCGGAAGAAGCTCTCTGATGTGTTCGATACGATAACTAAGTAACTAATGGGCTGGGGTGTAGTTGCAGCCCGGCCCATTTCATTATTTATTATATGGCAGATTTCGATAAAGTTTATGACGTGATTCATTCCATTGCTTCCGGGTTTAAGGGAGAGTGTGTCAAATGTATGGAGGAAAATAAGAATGTGCTTATTGATTGCATACAGGAACAGTTATATAGTGGTTTAGATGGTACCGAACATTTATTGAATCCCACTTATGACAACGATACCTATTTCAATGAACCCGGTCCCTGGCAAAATCAAGCAGAAAGGTATAAACATTGGAAAGAGAAGATAACTCCACCTCTTAGGGGAGAGATACTTTATTTGCCACCACGCCCAGTCGAGGTTCCTAACCTTTTTATCACTGGTACTTTTTATGATAGCATTTTTGCGCAAAAAATAGATTCCGGATTACGTTTTGAAACAAAAGGTTTTAAAGAGGGGCCATCCATTGAAAGAAAGTATGGTGAGCAGGTTCTTGGCGTTGGAGATACTGCAAAGGAGTATTTCAACATCATGTATCTTCGTCCATGGTTAGAGCGTTTCTTTTCTGAATGTGGGTACCGGTAGGCTATGGCTTGTGGATGCGAGATAAAGAAAATGCAAAGTGAACTGGATCGTATCAGTGAACTGGCGAAGAAAGCAGCTATTTTAGATGGCTGTATGTATGTTGTTTATCAAAAAGAGGACGGTACCTATGCTTTTGATAAGGTTGGGAATGAGATTAAAGGAAAGATTATCGAATATAGACATTACCTATAATTATGGCAGAATTAGTAATAGAAGGACTTGTAAAGGATGGTGAGATTCAGACATTGGTTGAACTGGATAATACTATTGAGCGTGTAAGGGCAACGTATGCCAATGCGGCCAAAGATCTTGCAAAAGGGTTAAAGATTAATGTGGACGGAATTGCCGATCTTGAAAAATTAGGCTCTATATATACTACTCAATCTAAAAATGCGAGTTCCGCTTCTAATGAATTGACCGAAGCTCTTAGAAAACAGTCGGAAATATCCCAGACTGTGACAAAACGTATAGAGGAAAAGTTGAATGCAGAAAAGCTTTCCACTGCTGAAATCAAGAAACTTACTAAGGCGAGCGCTGATAATGCTTCTTCTTTAGAAAAAAGTGCTAAAGCAGAAGCCAACTTAACCAAAGCTCAAAATGCAGGTAATAGTACTCGTAAGAAAACTGTATTGACAGAGGAAGAGCGGTTAAAGCTCATTCGGACAGCTATCACTCTAACCAATCAGGAAGTACATAGTAAGGCACAAGCAAAAGAAATGAATAAACAGCTTCAAAAGGCTGTAGATGTATTGAAAGATACTGATGAGAACTATATCCGGACTCTTGCACGCCTTAACTCCACAATAGGTATTAATACCGATTATGTGAAACGTAACTCCGACCGATACACACAGCAGAAGATGACAGTAGGTGCGTATCGGGAAGAAGTAAAAGCTGCGTGGATTGAGATACAAAACGGAAATAATTCAATGCAGAATATGGGTATTATTGCGCGTAATACCGGTAGGATGCTTCAAAGTGAGTTAGCTCCTGGAATAAGTAAAGTCGGTGCAGGACTCAAAGGGTGGGTTGCCGGGTATGTTGGTGCACAGGCTGTTGTTAATGGAGTGGTTGCGCTTTTTACACAACTTCGTGAGGGTGTAGGCTCCGTTGTTGAATTTGAGTATGCTAATAGCCGGCTTGCTGCTATATTGGGTACTACGTCTGACCAGATAAAAGAGTTAACTCTTGATTCTAAAAGATTGGGGGCAACGACTAAGTACACGGCTTCTCAAGCTGCTGAACTTCAAATCGAATTAGCAAAATTAGGATTTACACGAAAAGAAATCTTAGATGCAACTGAATATGTATTGCGATTTGCACAGGCCACTGGTGCTGAATTATCGGATGCTGCGGCTTTGTCTGGTGCAGCTCTTAGAATGTTTAATGCAGACACCAAGGAAACTGAACGTTACGTATCTGCGATGGCTGTTGCAACTTCACGTAGTGCATTATCATTCTCATATCTTGCTACCGCGTTACCTATCGTTGGCCCGGTTGCTAAGGCTTTCAATTTTACCATAGAAGATACTTTGGCATTAGTTGGAAAGCTTGCAGATGCCGGCTTTGATGCTTCTATGTCTGCTACTGCTACGCGTAATATTTTGTTGAATCTTGCTGATACGAATGGTGTACTTGCAAAATCACTGGGAGGGCCTGTAAAAACGTTGCCTGAATTAGTCGCTGGACTACAAAAGTTGAAAGAACAGGGGGTAGATTTGAATAGTACCCTTGAAATGACCGATAAGCGTAGTGTAGCTGCTTTCAATGCTTTCCTTACTGCTGCAGATAAGATAGTCCCATTACGTGACCAAATAACCGGTGTTGATGAAGAATTAGCAGGTATGGCTCATACAATGGGGGATAATGTCAAAGGAGAAATCTATAATTTGAGTTCTGCATGGGAAGCATTTATGATTACGTTAGGACGTGATACAGGTACAATTGCTGGGCTTGTCAGTGAGTTAACAGGATTTGTGCGTTCAATGCGTGAGGTTATCGCTACATCTGAAGAACTTGCAGAGGAAAGACTTGCTAATGCTGAAAGGAGTGGTCAGCAAGCTGCTAAACAGGATAAGGAGTGGGTTAAATCGAAGTTAGAAAGTATAGATACTGTTGCCCTCCATTATCGGAAAGAGGGTGTCGATGGCGCAGAAGCTTTTGAAAAAGCAAGAGCACAACAACTTAAGGTACTTGAGAGAGCATTAGCTCAAGAAGAAGCAAGGCTGCAACTCTATACCAAACGCAATGAGAAGCAATGGGATGAGTATAACAATCGGAGTTTTTGGAAACAAGGTCTTGGAATCCAAAAGGCTACGAATACAATGATTAATGATATTAATGAATCCTTTTCCCTGGTAGAGCAACAAACTGCTTATATAGCTGGTCTTAAAGAAAAGATGGACCAAATAAAAGGAATCACTAATGACTATCAGGATGAAAATACAGAAAGTACTTTCAAAAAACCTCTCACTGATAAGGAAAAACGAGAATTGGAGAAAGCTGCACAGGAGAAATTGAAAATCCAACAGACTTACCAAGAATCAGAACTTTCCCTTATGGATGAGGGATTAGAGAAAGAACTTGCCCGTATTGGTATTGAGTATTCAAAGAAGATAGCTGCTGTTAAGGGATATAGTAGGGAAGAGATTGCAACCAGGAAGAATCTTGCTAAAGAGATGCAGCGTGCTCTTGATGAATATTCCATCAAGTATAATTCAGATCGTGAAAAGAAGGATATTGAAAACGCTCTTACTGTTGTGAAAAAAGGTTCTAAAGAGGAACTGGATTTAAAACTACAACAGTTGGAACTTCAACGTGAGAGTGAAATTGATGCAGCAGAGAAAACTGGTGAAGATGTGTTCCTCATTGCTGAAAAGTATGCAAAGAAGAAAAAAGAATTATATGAGAAGTATGCTTCCGATCAAATTTCATTGATTGCTGAAAATGCAACTCATGAGCAAAAGATTCGTGATGAAGAACACATCATGGATATGCTTGCGTTGAAAAAGAAACTGGCTTCTAAGCAAATTACACAGCAGGAATATGCAGTAGAGGAATACCGGTTACGGCTTGATTATGCTCGAAAGACTACCGAAGCCGCTATTGATGCCTTAGAATTGGAGCTTCAAGCTGATAACCTTAGTGCGGATGATAGGGCTAAGATTGCCGAACAGTTGCAGAAATTAAAGGCTGATCTTGCCGAAGAGGAAGCAGAAGCAGAGATTGCCGCTATCAATAGTGTTACCAAGGCAGATGAAAAAGCGCAGAAAGAACGTCAAAAGAATCTCAAAAAATGGTTGCAGACTGCATCTCAAACTATAGGTGCAATTGGTGGGCTTGTCAGTGCTGTTTATGACGGTCAGATTGACCGAATAGAGGAAGAACAGGATATAAACGATGAGAAGTATGAAAAAGATGTAGAACGTTATGAGAAGCAGGCTGAACAAGGTGCTATATCGGAAGAGGAAGCCGAAGCCCGTAAACGTTCTGCTAGAGCTGCTACTGAAGCCAAGAATGAGGAACTTGAAAAGAAAAAGCAAGAGATTGCTCATAAACAAGCTGTATGGGAGAAAGCTACAAGTATTGCCCAGGCCGGAATAGCGACTGCACTTGCTATTACTGAAGCGTTGCCCAATATCCCGTTATCAATCTTGATAGGAGCATTGGGAGCTATTCAAGTGGCAACTATTCTCGCTACACCGATTCCTTCTTATGCTGAAGGAACGAAAGACGGTGCTCATCCGGGCGGTAAGGCGCTCGTGGGTGATGCTGGTAAACACGAGGTTGTCATGTATGCCGGTAAAGCATGGGTGACACCCGATACTCCTACACTCGTGGATCTTCCAAAAGGTGCACAGGTATTTCCGGATGTGAGCTCTATTGATTTGCCTGATTGGGATGTTCCGGAATGGGATATTCCCTCTCTTTCTCCCACCTTTGTAGGAGTGGATACTACTGGTGAACCTATTATTTTCAATGATTATAGTGATTTGAAATATGAAATAAAGGGCTTACGTCATGAACTACGCAGTATTGGTAAGCAGCAACATAAAGATGCGTGTGCCCGTGATTATAAATATTATATGCTTTCCCGGTTATGATTGAAAGATTGAACCAATTATCTCTATATGATTTTATAGAGCTTTCATGTGGTAATTGCTCCGTATTGCTTTCGCCAGATGAGGATATTAATGAGATGGAATTAAAGAAACGTTCATCTGATTTGATAATAGAGTACAAGAAGATAACTAATCCGTCCGGATTGAAATCTGTGTTAGTTGATCGTGAGGATATGATAAAAGAGAGGGCACGTGTTTTGCTTTTTAAAGTTTGTATTTCTCTGATTGCTATTGACGCTTATGATGACGTCAGAGAAACTTTAGCTTTATTATCGTATGATACGAAGTCTATGTCTGACGAGCAGGTCAAATCAAAAGTTGAGGAACTATTGCGATCTGCTTTATTCGAGCAAAAGAGAAGCGATGATATGCGTTCTGATGAGAAGAAAGAAAAAGCTACTCCGGAACAGATACGTTCTTCTTTTGATGCTGAAATAGCTTTTCTTATGACTTTTTTTAAAATGAATATTGATGTCCGGAACATAAGTGCTGCTGTTTATGCAAACATCGTTCATCAGGCAGATGTAGAGATAAGTATGAAGAAAAGAAATCGTTAGTTTGTATATTTTATGGTGATGTCTATTTGATTAAATTTCAAATGCAATCGAATTTTTTTGAAGGTCGTTAGTAACTCCTTTTTAGGAATCACAAACGACCTTTTTTATGAGCAAAAAAAACAGCACAAACTGCATTAATAGGCATTTATGCAGTATTTTATTGTCAGAACTTCGTACATTAGAGACGAAGTGCGATCGGATAACAGCAGAAGTGTCCGAAGTTAAAGAAATGATTGCTTCGTTGCCCCCCGACGTAGGCACCCTCATTAGTTCAATCGAACGTTCTGCAAAGGCTATGCACGAACAAAGCATAATGCACCGGGAATATGTGGAAAGGTGCATCAATGGTGAGTCAAGGGTACACTTATTTAGGAGGGCTGACAATGGACTTTGAAAAGGAAGTATCAGAAATATATCCCTGGATATTACGTGTAGCGAGGAGATTTTGCAGGTCCATGCAGGATGCAGAAGATTTAGCCGGTGATACAGTGTACAAGATGCTTATAAATCGTGATAAGTTCGATGTCTCTAAACCTTTGAAACCGTGGTGTCTTGCTGTCATGCAGAATACTTATATCACCCAGTACAATAGAAACTCTCTCATACATTTTATTGGATATGATTCAGCAGTTGAAGATGTTTCTTCTGACTATGCTTCTAATTTGGCAATGTTTAATGATGTTGTGTCTGCCATTCGCCGGTGTGCCCAAAAATCATGTTGTATGGATAGTTTGATATATTGTGCCCAGGGATATTCCTATGATGAAATTAGTGAACTGTTGAATGTCCCAACTGGAACAGTCCGAAGCCGTATTTCATTTGGTCGAAAGATGTTATATCAAGAGCTTGATTATTAATTCGTTAAAAATGGTTTGAAAAAGGCTGTTGAAGAAAAAAAATATCTATTTTGTTAGGCTATTATCTAACAAATGACTATATTTGCAATACCAAATAACATAAAAGTCAAACCAAAAAAAGTGAATTATGGAAACAAAGTCTAATTTTAGAGCCAGAGTGATGAAGTATGCTCATCACCTCCTTTCAACAACAAAAAAGAGTTGGAAATATTGTCTGCTAAAAGCGTGGGAGCTTTACAGACTTGCTAAAAGAATGAGAAGCGGTGAAGTTAAATTCGCCTATGAGAAAGTGAATGGCAGTATTCGTTATGCTATCGGTACTCTTAAAAATGTGCCTGCAGGTGCAACAAACAAGGGTAAACGTATGACAAAGCCTTCTTATAAGACTTTCTCTTACTTCGATGTTGATAAGCAGGAGTTTAGAAGCTTCAAAATAGAGAACCTTGTAACCGTGTATTGATATGACTCCATTAGAATACTACTCAAAGAGAAAAGAGGATAGCAGGCAAGAGCTTGCTACCCTCATAGCACAAGCTAATCAGCTCATAGGTGATACACATAACAGCCTCAACACTCATACTAATCAAGGGGGTAACATTGGCAATATAAAAATGCTTTCTCAACAATTACAGCAGCTAACAAGCCGTATTGAACTGGAAAAGCAAAAGGGAGATATGCTTGAAAGTATCTGCCTGACACTAACCACAGAAGGGTAAGCATATGAAAGCCACTTTGTTGAAAGTTACCGGAGAAACAGTTGAGATTTCTCCGGTGAATGGGAACTGCTTTACCCTAAAGGAAGCGCAGAGTTTAGTAAATGGCTATGTTCAAGTCATTGATATTTGCCCTAATAAAATAATGATAATGAATGAGGAGGGTAAATTTCACTTTGAGTTGAATGTTGAGGCTACCCGGATTGCATTAATGAATAGTGCTATTTTTCCTGATGATTATATAGCCGGTGACGCTATTGTGTGTGATGATACTATGTTTTAACCCTTTAATTTCAGAAAATATGAAAACAATTTATAGAGTAGAATCACCAACCGGTGAAGTTCGTGTATTGGAAGTGTCTCGCAATGAGACTGGATATAATGTTTACATAGATGATTCAAACATCTGTGAGAGCATTACTGAAGAAGAACTTACAGAAGCATTAGAGAACCCCAATTTTTAAATATGAATCAGAGTTTTCCATTTTGGAAACAACTAATAACAGAATAGATGAGTAATAGTATTGCAGCCAATGATATCATTCAAAATATCGACGATCTGTTAGCTGAATATCCGGTTGATGAATGTATTAACATCTTACAGGAAGTGGTAAAGCAGATAGATGTGCGTATTAAGGATTTAGTGAACATACATAATAAGAATAGAAATGAATAAAAAAGTAATATTGCCATGCCCATTTTGTGGTGAAATACCAGTGTTAGAACGTCAATATTTACCTGCATCACTCTGTTTATCATGTAAGAATGATAATTGCTATGTAAATCCTGCTATAGAGATTACTGTATTTTGCAAGCAAAATAGTGACGGTTTTACGTTTGCGCCTCAATTTGAGCAGCATGAAAATGAAATTATTGAAAAATGGAATAAAAGAAACGTTTAACTAATAATAAAGATATGAGTAAAATAGATTTAAATGCCCTTCGTGTTGGGGCATATAAAACCGCTTGTGAACACGGTTTCCACGATCAAGAATTGAGTAACGAGCATTATTTTTGCCTTGTTATATCCGAATTAATGGAAGCTATGGAAGCTGATAGAAAAGGCAGATTAGGAAAGAAAAGTAAGTCACGTTTTGAAATGGACTACAATCGTTATCCTGCATTGGTGGAAGAGGAAAAACGATTTAAGTGCTCGTTTGAAGCAAATGTAAAAGATACACTTCCTGATGAGCTTGCCGATGCTGTAATCCGCTTGCTTGACCTTGCAGGACTTCGAGGAATAAACCTTGAACTTGCCAACGGAGATATTGATGACTGTATTGAAGATATGGCAGAATCCTGCAAAGACGAAACATTCACAGAGTCCATTTATGTCATATCTACACTTCCTGTGAGATATGATGGCTTATATGACTTCCATACTACCATTAACGATATGGTACTGTCTATCTTCGGACTTGCCAAACATCTTGAGATTGACCTACTTTGGCATATTGAACAGAAGATGAAGTATAATAAACTCCGTGATAAGATGCACGGGAAGAAGTATTAACCCTCATAATAAGAATAGAAAGGAAATAAATTATGATATTCATATATAGAATAATTGCAGATAACTCTATTGTAATAATGCCTGGTGTATCTTCTGTTGATGCCCATAGTAAACTGACAACGGCATTGAATATGGTAGATAGTGATTTTTATTTGGTGGGTATGTTATCTCAAGGTATTATTATTAAAGGTGATTTTCAAACTCAATATTTATGATGAAAACTTTTGCGGAAAGATATAAAGAAAGTATCGTAAATCTTTCAAAGGAAGAATTGATACAACAAAGGGACATTATACTAAATCATATTGAAGCCCAACGTGAACGTTTGCATATTATCAGTAACGAGAAAAAAGTACATGATATTTGCGTGGCTATTAAAAGGGCTAATATTAAGCTTCGGGAAATAGATAGCTTGCTGAAGAACCAGTGTTCTTCTGAAGATAGTGCTATATATCATTTATTGGATAGTCGGATATCCAGATTTATAAATGAAATTGTTGAAGATCCTAATTTTGTTATTCCTAATTGGTCTAAATATATACTTCTGTCTGGAACAGCAGAGGAAGTCTGTGAGAGTGCAAATAATGGTGAATATGGTGAATTGTGTGTTGTCGCTAATTTCAAAGGTCAAATTATGTGGGAGTGGAATGGAAATAATGGATGGCAGACATCATAGATCTGGAAAAAGAATTCATGTGGATGTTGGTATCTGTTTCTAAAGTATTACTTTTGTATCGTAACTAATAAATTATATAGATTATGAACTTTAATAATTTAGATAATGTGGATATTTTTGATAAGTTCTTTCAAAAATATGCTAGTCAAATAAATTTAGATGTAACGTTGAATGTATATAGTTCAGATTATAAAGGTGATGTTAGATTGCTCACTGCTCTTAAAGCAATAGATGATCCTGATTATAAAGCTCTAGATGATACTCCATTTGCAGGTGCTGCCTATAAAGATTCTCCTTGTGAGATAGTATGCTCTGTGAAATGTTATGCTCAATGTGATTTTTCAGAGGAAGAAGCATTTGCCATTATTGCGCATGAACTCGGACATATCGAAAGAGATATTATTACACGTCGGCTCGGTGGTTTAGAAGATGAGATTGAAGCAGATAAGTTTGCTGTTAGGTTAGGTCTTACAAATGAATTAAGAAATGCTTTACAGCGAATGATTGATGCGAAAATTAATCTGGAGGAAGAAGATGGACTGAAAAAAAGAATATGTGAACTCAGTAAATATCTTTAATTCCATGTTTAGAGAAGCAATACTCGAAGCCCTAAAAAAAAGAGGAATAAAGCAGATTGAATTAGCCAGGCATTTGGATATAAACCGAAGCTCTCTCAATGCTTTTTTAAAAGGCAGTGGAAAAATTAGCTTGGCGAATGTCGAAAAGTCATTTTTGTTTCTTAGAATAGAAATAGTGTTGAAAGACAAATAGTTATAGCTCGTTTTTGCAAAGCGTGATTTTCAAGAATTTAGCCAATCGGGAAACCGGTTGGCTTTTTCTTTATATTTGCCCGTGGACGTTTTAACTCTATAAAAATGCTTTGCAAATATGTTCTGACAGTAGCTGGTACCACGTATGAACTTCCTAAATCCTGTATCCGGAATTGGGATGAGATAAAGCGTACACTCAAACGTGATGGATTCGGTGGAGTTATTAGAACATTCACATCTAAGTTTGAGTTTGTAGGAGAAGCTTATGAGTTGCTTCTCGATGAATGGGTAGAAAAATATCTGTTTGCAGACGCTCGGATCGCAATTTACGAAATCAATAATCAGCACACCTATGATATTGTTATCAATAGTAAACTGGATTTCGGTACCTTCGATAATTCGGGCTATACGATATCAATGAATACGGTTGATAATAGTACTGCTACTCTTATTAAGGCTAACAAGGGAACACAATACGAGTATCTTGTAGATGAAATAAAGGCAGTGCATCAGCTATATTATGATAGGCTAGATATGCAAAATATACTAAACTTCTCTATTGGTGATACATATACCGTAAACCCCATTGAACTTGCAGATGTCTATGTTTCCAGTTATAGTAATGAGATATCCAAAGGAGGCTATCTTGAATATGACAAAGGAGAAAAAGGCGTAGTTGCTGATCTGCTCGGTGTCCCGGCATCGGGCATTAAGGCTTATGTGGAAATGGATGTTGAATATGAGAATAGCGGGGATGCTGAATATGCAACATTCACTCTTTCCTCTTGTGGGAATACTCAAGCAGTGAATATCAGTAAAGGAGAAACTAAAACAATAATATTGAGCATTAGCGTGAGTAAGGCTTCATTTGATTCTTATGGTCAAAGAAAGATGGTGTATTTTTCTATCAGTTTGAAAGCTTCTCATACTACTTATGCAAAAATCAACATTAAGAAGATTAAAGAGTTTAAGGTAACTTATAATTCTATCAGTGATCCTATCTACATTGATGCAATAACACCTACAAGGGTATTGAATTGTTTGCTTAAAAGTATCAATGGAGGAAAAGAAGGCATTACCGGTAAGATTGCAAGCAATTATGATTCCAGACTTGATAATTGTGTTATAGTAGCTGCTGAAAGTATTCGTGGCATACCAGATGCGAAGTTATATACTTCTTATACAAAGTTTGTTGACTGGATGGAATCTGTGTTCGGCTTTGTTCCTGTAATTGATGGAAATATTGTTCAGTTCGTTCACAGAGATACACTGTTTTCCACAAGTATAATCAAAGAATTTGAAGTCGACCATACTGAATTTACTTATTCTGTTGATGAGAAGCTGATTTATTCGTCTGTTCGTGTCGGCTATGACAAACAGGATTATGATTCCATTAACGGACGTGATGAATTCCGGTTTACGACAGAATACATGACTGGCGTAGATATTACTGATAATAAACTGGAGCTTATTAGTCCTTATCGTGCAGATGCCTATGGTATTGAGTTCTTAGCACAAAAGAGAGGTAAGAATACTACTGATAATGAAAGTGATAATGACGTGTTTTTTGTTGGAGCTGCTGATTCTATATTAACGTCTGGGGTGATGTGCTATAAACTCATTAGAACCGGATGGAATATCAGCGGCGTGTTGAATCCGGATAAGATGTTTAATGTGATGTATAACCAGCGTGCTATGTTGCTTGCAAACAGCAAGTATATTGGTATTAGCGCTGATAAGCTTGAATTTACTTCTTCTGATGGCAACAGTGATGTTGTGATTAACAACATTGCGTTAAAAGATAATTTTGTGATATCTGAAAAGTTGGCCACTTGTGGTAAAGTTGGATTTAATACCTATGATGAAGTTATTCCTTCTCCTGTGGATGGTATAATTACTCTTGTTAAAGATGAGTATTTGTATAAGGGATTTTTGAGTGAAGCAGACGGACAAATAGAACGGTTTGACGGGCTTAAATATGAACTTATAGTGAAATCTATCTCTAAAGCTTAAAATATTATGTTGAAAATAAGTCCTTTTACCCCTTTGTTTTTTAACCCTACTACGGACCGGTTCGGTGCGAAGAGTAAATACATTCAGAAATTTGCAAGCTCTGATATCATATTCATTGAGTTGATAGGTGACAAATCAGATGCAGTGCCTGCCTTGGTTGTACGAGATTTAATTAATGAACGTCAGGATTCTATTGAGTGGCACACATGGAATATGAATAATAATCAGAGAATCTACTTTCACATTATTACAGGGCTGAATAGCGGTTACTACGATGTGTTAATTGGTGATTCCTGGAGTGAGATATTCAAAGTTACGAATGATAGTGCCGAACTTAATGAGACTACTGTAATACAGTATTCAATGAAAGATAACCGGCAACGGACGGATTGTATCTTTTGGATTGATGGTATGCAATATTTCTTCGATTTCCGTGCCCCCGGTGGATTCAAAGATAATAACTGGTCATTCACAGTAGATAACGAACAGTTTACCACTGCTGATGGTGATATCGTAGAATTGTATAGCCGTGAAGCTACACAGAAGATATTTACTTTAGGTAATTCTATTGGTTGCCCAGTGTGGTTTGCTGACTTTCTTAACCGTATTCTATGCTGTAACTATATCTATTTTGATGGTGTACGTTATGCAAGAAAAGACGGTGGTGTTCCTGAATTGAATCAAGAAATCGAGGGATTGAAAAGCTTTGTCTTCAATCAGCAGTTACAGCAGATAAAATCGCTTGATCCTGTTTTGGAATGGAATAATCAGGTTGCGATGAGACGTGTACAAGGTGATAATTACAGAAAAACGGATACTGGGGATATGCGTAGTATCAAATTTGGTACAGAAAAACCTGTAGCAGAAATTGGAACTTATATCAATATGTCTAATGCTACTCCAAATACTGGCACTTCTATCAACAGTGATACAATGATCACAGTGAACAGTATTCATCATCCGGGCGGTGATGAACAATCATATTGGGATTTAATCACCATTAAGACTACTGACATAGACAGTAAGTATATTGGCAGGAAAGGTTATGGTAAACTGGTGATAACCGGACTTGATAGCTTGAAAAGTTCTTTGGATGACAGTTTGATAAATTTACGTGCCATTCTATACACAGGTGGTCCATATAGTAATCTTATTGAGGGTAGTGTAGTTAGTAGAGATGGAGTCTATATTTTAAAGGGAGTAGATGCCGGAGATGTAGGTACCGGAAAAGAATTCCAGCTTTATCTTGATTACATGTATGACTATGATATTGATAATATTGGTATGACCATTGAGTTAACGTGGGTATATGATAATGATTAGATAATTCATTAAAAGAATAATTATGACAGAAACGGAGAAACAGCAGATTGTCAGCCTTGTGCTGCAAGCGTTAAAGACAAATAGTTTCACGATAGAGCAGCTTACTGCCGTGAAATCTTTGTCTGATGATATGTATGTTGAGATTAGTGGTGGGCGGAAAATATTGGTACAGGATTTAACTGACGCTATATCCGCTTATATTAATAAAGATTTGGAGGATTTTAAGAATCGTATTACAGATGCAGAGAAGAGTATAACTGAAGGAGATGCTGAACTGTTGAAAAGGATATTAGGCACTTCAACAAAATCAAATCCTCTTACTGATCCTTTTAAAAGTTTGGGTACGATTGATTCACTGGCTAACTTAAAATCAAAACTCAATTCTTTATATGAAGGTAATTCCTCTGTTGGAAATTACCGTTGTGTATTTGCGCCTGGTTCTACCAGTATTCCTCTCAATATTCAAGTAGAGCGGTTGGGACTCAATAATGTTTATCAGTCGTTTACATCGTGCATCCAACTTGATGCAATGAATAACAGTACGGCTACTGAAGTAACCGTAGGACCGGTTATTACTTTGTCCCGGAGTGGTGTTGTTTCCAGTGGTAACACAACTTGGGGGAAATGGATGTCAACCGAAGCTAAATTACAGGAAGCTCTTGGAACAAAAGAGACATCTAAAAGTGATGATGGCTCTGTTTGGGGAGAATTGAAAAAACTATTGGCAGCCATAAATGTTTGTGGTAGTATTGTTATAGACTTGGATTTCTTGAACGATCTAAGAGATTTAGATGAGGTGTTTGGTACTGCCGGCTTGTTTACTTATCGGTATAATGAAGATGAACGAAATGAATTCAATATAAAAGGTCTTTTGGCTACTACGATACTTGATGAGAACATTTATGAACAAATACGCTATGAGTGTGGGTTCGTATATCAGAGACAGCGAAAAAACGGAGAGTGGGGTAGTTGGAGAATAACGAGCGTTACTGACTATAATGTATCTTTATATCATGTCGATCCGAGTGATAATACAAACAGATTCACATTAGATAAGGCTATATACCTTGTTCCTATTGAGCTAAGGAACATTGGTATCAAATGTTCATTCTTAGATAAAGTAGGTAAATATCATACTTATGTATATGTCGGCAGTGATTATGTACCGGACTCATGGAATGAGGTTAATACCTATGAAGATGCAAAAGGCAAAGGGTATAAGGGTACTGAAGAGGATTTCTACAAGAATCTGTCAAATATAGATATGCTTCATTTTTTCAATACAGTCCTTTATACTGATATTGATTCTGTTGTTAACTCCGGCTATTATATTGTGGCTGATGCAGACACTTATTCAAGTGATATTTTAGTTGTGTCCCGGTACGGTGAGGATGATGCCATTACCCAAATCTTCCTGTCTACGTATTATACCGGTGGTGTGTTGAAACAACGTAAGATGACAGGTGAGAAGTGGAGTGAGTGGGAAGAAATCTCCGGTGGTTCCGGTTCAGGTAGTGGCTTTTATAACGTAACTAAACTTCATCCTTTAAATACTGGCTTCTATACAAAAGAAACAGCAGTAACAGCCGTTTCTGGAGCTAAAGTCAAGGATGAAGAGAAGCCCGGCATGATTATTACTTTCGAGGAGTCTGCTGGGAAATGGAAAGATTATCGTTTTGAATCAAACGACATAACAGCTTTCGATCAGCCGGCTGCTTGGAATGAATACGGTGGTGCAGGAGCTGTGAAAGAAATTACTTTCAACGGTGAAAAGCATACTCCGGATGAAAGTGGTGGTGTATCTTTCAATGTCGAAATTCCTCAAACAGATGAAAGTTTGGATGCCAACTCAACAAATGCCATTCAGAACGCTCCTGTAACTGCTAAATTTAATGAGATTGAAGCCAATACTGTTTTCACACTCGAATCCGAGGTTGACGAGGATAATAATACTGTTAAGCTAAGTTTGAAAAACAAGTCCGGTGCAGAAATAGCCAGTACGGAATTTCAAGGCGGTACAGGCGGTGGCGGCGGAGAAACCGGTACTGCAACAAAGATTGTCCTCAATGCTTCGGTAGATAACAGCATTATCAAAGAGGGTGGTTCTTCTCATCTTACCTATTTCTACGATCACCAATATAGTTCCGGAGATGACAAGGGCGAATCTACTGGGCAGAAAGCTACGCTTACCATACAGATGCTTCGAGGTGCTCAAACTGTGTACACAGAGACTATTAACGATGTATCTAAGGGTACATATACCCTTGATTTGAGTAAGTATTTGCTTTTGGGAACAACGGATATCTATGTAAAGGCAACAACTACCGATCCGGAAGGCAAGAAGCAGACTAAACAGGCATACACGTCCGTCAAAGTTATTACGTTATCTTTGAGTTCTACTTATAACATTGCTTCTCCTGTTGGCGGCTATGCAGCCGGTGCAACTGCATCCATTCCGTTCACCATTTCGGGAACAGGCAACAAAGTTGTCATGTTGTATGTTGATGGTGTTCAGAAAGACTCCAAGACTATTACTAAATCCGGGCAAACGAACAGCAGCTTCAGTATTTCCATGTCTGACCTTTTACCTGGTCGGCATACCGTGCAGATGGTTGCTGAAATGGAAGCTTCTGCCGATCTTACCGTTCGCTCTGAAAGTATCTACTTGGATATATTCAAAGAGGGTTCTTCTGCTCCCAGTATCGGCATGATGCATCGCTTCCCGGACGGCCGCATCTTTACGGATGATCATTTGACACCACGCCTTGAAGTCGGTCAATATGAGAAACTGCAATTCGATTTTGTTGTTTACGATCCGAGCAAAACCCCTGCTGAAATGTCCGTGTACAACAATGGCACCAAAACACAGACAGTAAGTGTGCCGCGTACCGTTCAGGTATATACAAACCGGTTCACCGAGCAGGGAGAGTATGCAATGCGGTTCTCTTGCGGCAACACTGAATATGATTTCTTAGTCCACGTTGCAAAATCCTCTATTGATATCGAGGAAGTACAAGCAGACCTTGATTTAAAACTTTCGGCTGCCGGTCGTAGTAACACCGAAGAAAATCCGGCAGTTTGGACTGATGGCGAGGTAACAACCAAGTTTACCGGGTTTGATTGGAATAGTAATGGTTGGACTGGTGACTCTTTGCAGTTAACTAATGGAGCTACAATAGAGATTCTTAAACAACCCCTTGCCAATGATGCCGTATCGAACGGTGCTACGTATGAATTTGAATTGAAGTGTTCGAATGTAACTGATCGTAACGGTGTCATTCTTTCGTGTATGTCCGGTGGAATAGGATTCCAGATGACAACACAGGAAGCGAAAATAACCGCTTCCGGAGGAAGTTCTGTCAATACACTTTTTGCTTCCGATCTGAATCTGAAAATAGCTTTCGTTATCGGCAAGAAGTCCGGTACTCGTTTGATAGAATTGTACGTAAATGGTATCCGTTGTGGTGCGAAACAGTACTCACAGACTGAAAGTATGAAGCAGGAAGCTCCGGTAAATATTACTGTATCTTCCGATGCAGCCGATATCGAGTTGCGCAATTTGCGTATCTACCGGCGTGGTCTGACTGATGATGAAGAGCTGACCAACTACATGGTAGACCGTCCGACATCAGAGGAAATGGTTGTTCTATTCCAGAAAAACGATGTTATGAATGACGACGGCTCGGATGTGGATATAGAAAAGCTTCGTGTACAAGGTAAATCTGTCATGCGCTTTGTTGGTGATGTCGAACTTGTTAATGCAACGAACAACAAAAAGTTTGAAGTGCCTGTTGACGTGTATTTCTATTCTGCATATGGCAAGGAGTATGATTTTGTACTTCGTAATGCAGGACTTCGGATACAGGGTACATCGTCTACTACCTATCCGCGAAAGAACTACCGTATCTACTTTGAACGTTTCGATAAATATGGAACGACTTTGGAAGTGAATGGTGTCGATGTTCCGGACTTGATGTATTCATTCAAACCCGGCGCCAAACGTGTGGGTATTTTCTGTTTGAAGGCTGATTTCTCCGACTCATCATCAACGCACAATACTGGTGGTGTGAGACTGGTCAATGACACATGGAAGAAATGTGGCTGGCTGACACCCCCACAGGAAATAGACGGCAGTGTTCGTATCGGTGTTGATGGTTTTCCGATGGACTTGTTCTACGATAATGATAATACCGGTGTAAATACCTATTTGGGTAAGTACAATTTCAATAACGAAAAGAGCGATTCTCACAATGTCTACGGTTTTGAAGGTATTGCCGGATTCAATGATTTAGCCGCTTTGAATGGCGACCGTAACAAATGTATCTGCCTTGAGTTCTTGAACAATTCTCATCCGTTGTGCCTCTTCGGTACTTCCAACATAACTGCTGAAAACTTCGCTGACGGTTTGGAATTCCGTTTTAAGCCGGATAAGACATGGGAAGATGCCGACCAAGAGGATAAAGACGCTGTAACCCGCCTTTGGACATGGATTAATTCGGTAAAAAATGACCCCGCCCGGTTCCGTGCAGAATGTGCCGATTACTTTAATGTAAACAGCTTGTTCGGTTGGTACATAATCACTGACTATTTGATGGCTGTTGACAGCCGGGCAAAGAACATGATGTTCTGCACTTGGGACGGTGTTCACTGGTATATTCTTCCTTATGACATGGATACGATTTTAGGCGGACGTAATGACTCCGTACTGAAGTATGACTATACTATGACATGGGAAACCTTTGATGATTCTATTGGCTCCTATGCAATGGCCGGTCACGACTCCATACTTTGGAAACTTGTCCGCTCTTGGCCGGAGAAATTGCAGGAAGTTGCCGGGAATATCCGTAGTAATATGAGCACCGAGGATGTACTTGATATCTTCAATAACCAACTGATGGGTAATTGGTGCGAGAGGATTTATAATAAGGACGGAGAATACAAGTATATCAAGCCTTTAACAGAGGGTGTTACGACTTCGGAGGGTACAAAATACTATGACTACCTGTACGCCCTTCAAGGTAGTCGTTACGCTCACCGTACATTCACGATCCAAAACCGTTTTGCTCTTTTGGATAGCCAATATCTTGCAGGTACATACCGACAGGATTCATTCCCTATCTATTTTGGTTATAAGTTCTCTACTGATAAGCGTAAGGTTAAGATAACCGCCAGCGAACGTTATTACTTCGGCTATGGGTACACGTCCGGCGAACCGAAACAAAGTGGTGTGCTCGCTGAAGATGCCGGCAGTATTGTCGAACTGACGCTCGACACGGATTTGATAGTCAATGATCCTCAATACTTCTACGGTGCATCCCGTATGTTAGGTCTTGATCTGACTAATGTTAGCCATGCTATTGTCGGTACTCTAAATCTAAGCAATTGCGTAGCATTGCGAGTTTTGAATATCAGTTGTTCGGCTACGCAAAAGACCATGAACGCACTTTTAGTTGACAAGTGTAAGAATCTGCGTGAGTTGAACCTTACCGGGTTGCAAAGTGAAAACTTTACTTCTATGGATTTATCTTCAAATTCCAAACTTGAGACTTTCCGTGCTGGTAAATCTGCATTAACGGGAGTATCTTTTGCACCTGGTTCTCCCTTGTCCGTTGCTGTTCTTCCTGCTACTCTTCAGACGCTTGAATTACGATACTTGAATAAATTATCTAACGACAATCTGACATTAGAGGGTACGGTTAATACTAATCGCCTTGTTGTCGATAGTTGCGCACTGATCGACTGGCAAAGACTGCTCACAGCGTGTCCGGCTGTCAGATACCTTCGTATTACTGGTATTGATATGGAAGGAGACGGTACGCTGATTAGAAACCTTATGGAAATGGGAGGTGTTGATGAGAATGGCGGTAATGTATCTTCCTGTCGCCTGGTGGGAACCTATCGTCTTACCCGTTCCATGACTGATGAAGAATATGAAGCAGCCGTTGCTCATTTCCCGGAGCTGACCATCATTCAGCCTAAATATACGATGATTGAGTTTGATGACACTGTTGCCGATGATGCTAATATCAGCAACCTCGACAATCTGACCGGCTATAAATACGGTAACAGCTATGTAGCCAACGGACATATTACTAAGATCCTGGCTAAACGTCATCGTGTTTTAGGTAAGCAGACTGAGAAAGGTAAAATGGTGATTTGCAATCTACACGATGAGAACTCTAATTATTATGCCGATTCAGAGAAAATATCCGGTGCTACTCCTGCCAAATTGGATAGTACGGAGGGTGATCTTTGGATGTATGAACCTCACTATTGGTATAAAGGAATTAATGACTACCTTAACAACAAGAAGTACACCTGTTACAGTTCCAATACCGAAATTCCGGATATACCGGTATGTGATAAAGTTTATCTTTCCAATATCCGGGAATCCGGGCTTTATAAGGAGAAATCTAAGATTCTGATTGGTCGTGCTACCTTGACGGACAGCTATTCTTCAGACACGAATTATAGTGTTTGCGGTGTCGATGTTTCCAAGCATAAGCGTGTCCGTTTCCCGACCACGTTAGGAACCGGCTTGATTGGCAGTATCTTCGTAGACGCATCCGGTAATGTTATAAAGGATTTGACCATTCCGAGTCTTAACAATAAGTTTGCTGAAGGAATGTATCTTATTGCAGACGTTCCGGAAAGAGCTGCTTTCCTTTATTTCACGATCTTCAATAACGCAGAATTTGACCTTGTTGTATTATCCAACAGTGACAAGATTGAGGATATGGAGCCGGATTGGGTTGAACACCTGCCTTGTCTGACAGGTGTCGGTGAAGCAATCTCTATTGGTAATTCTCTTTATTCTGCTTTTAATACTTCTGCAAGTGTTGATAGTATGTCTCAATCCGATTTTCACTATTATGCACAACAACGTAATTTGCAACTTGTGGACTGGGAGATGCACAAAGATGTAGCTAACTTGTTCTATGCAGCATATGGTCGTCGTGATGCACAAGATCAATGCGGTTATGGTCAAAATACAAATAACCGGATAGTCGGAACTACTGCCGTAATCGGTATGCAGGATACTGTAAGCTATGATTCAGATGGTGTGCATAAAACTGAATATTCTTGGTATATCTCAAAGGATGCCGATGGTAGAATAGTTCATACTCGTATTCCTTCAAGTAACTGTATGGGTTATGAAAGTTGGTATGGTGACAAATATGAATGGATGGATAAAGTTGGTTTACCTAATACTAATGCACAAGAGCAGTATAAGTTAAATATTGAGATGCCTGACGGTACGGTGCGTAAAGTTCGTTCCGGTGTAACCGGCGGCTTTGCAACCGGCATGGTTCATCAAAAATACTGTGATATAATTGGTGCTTTCTCACAAGCCGGTAGTAGTACAACCTATTATTGTGATGAGTTTCAACCATCGTCGGCAGCTTCTCGTGTGGTCTTTCGGTCGAGCAGCTACGCGAGCACGAGCGGTGGTGTTGCGTATGCGAATTGCGGCAGCGATTCATCGTATTCGTCTGCGAGC